CCCCGCCAATTCGTAAGGTGTTTTTGAATGATCGTTTCCGTTTGCCATTGGTCTAACTCCTTTTAAATTAATAAAGATAAAAAGAAAACTTTATTTTATAACCTGAAAAACCGCGTTGTTGAATACTGAACCCACCTTCTCCGGATCAGCCGCCACACATGCGGCGACAAACCGGGAATTGCACTCCCGCAAGTAAGCCAGTACCGCTCTTAACTGTTTTTTATTCCCCTTCATAAAAAGTTTCATGCCATGACCTCCACGCCTTCGTTAATATTCATTCCTATGTTATCCACAATAACGACTGCCGGGTCGATATTAGGCCCGAACACCTGGACATTCTGCCGTACCGCAATGGCTTTCGTTATCGCCATCGTGGCGGACTTTTCATCCGCCCAATCCCCTTGAGGATCAACAAGAGAATCCGGAGTATCGACGTCAAAAACGACAACGACGTCGAGTTCTACTTTGCATCGAAAAGATCTTTTCATCGCCCCTCCTTTTTGATCGGTTGCCACGCTTGATGATCAGAAAGTACAACTTTAAGTTACACGCTGTCAACAAAAAAAGAAATAAAGTTAACTTTATTTATTTACTTGACACGGGCACCCAGCCACGTATACCCTTTGGAAAAAAAACGAAAGGTGGTGAACGAATGAAACAGGTAACACTCGCGGGGATTTTGGGCGTTACGAAGCAACACATTAATGGGCTCAAGAGCGGTCGGACACACTTTTCCGTGTCACTGGCGGAGAAGGCCCAACTCGTGACCGGAATTCGGTGGGAAAAATGGGTGCGGCCAGGTAAGGGCGTGCATCCTTTAATTGGCCTCGAAAAACTCAGAGAGCCCACTCTGAGTGAGATCGCTGATTTTATAGAAAAGCTGAAAAAAATTAGCCAGAAATAAAGAAATAAAGATTTAAAGAAAGGATAGACTATGAAAAGCCCATGCTCTACATGCGATTTTGCGGGAGAGGATAAAAACTGTGATCAGTGCAAAAACTGCCAGCTTCGTGTTGATTACGTCCGCGGTATCGGCACCTTCCCGGATACAAAAGTGCCAACCGATGAGGCGCAAGAACCGGATAAAAAGCCGGTCGCCCCTGCCGATAAGTCAGCCTATAGGCCGTGCAGTGTCCCGGGATGCTCAAGGAAACATTTGGCAAAAGGACTGTGCGATGTTCATTATGCCAAACAGCGGGATAAAAAGAAACGCATGGATATATTTAAAGGCCCATCTCCACAAGCGCAACCTGTGGCAGCCGCTTCAACACTAAGGCCGCCGCCAGTAAAAATCCAGCATCAATCCCGCCAGTTGGTTTTAGATATGACCAATGTTCCGGGAGCCGAGGAAATTATTGCAGAGGTAAGGGCTCAAGGAGAAAAGGATTTTCGGCCGGTTGAATATCATGCGGTCTATTTGCTCAAGCTCGCCCTTTTGGCGTTATCTGGCGATAGCGATGACATCGCCCCGGTATCCGTTGAGACCTCAGCCGAGGATGCAGCCTGATGGAAAAGATGAAAGAAACCGACCTTGCTGAAAAGGTCATCCTCTGGCTGCAAGACCAGCGGTGGGACGTCTATCAGGAGGTCACGATGACAGGCGGATCGTGCGCCGATATCGTCGCGGTTCAAGGAAAAATCGTTTGGATCATCGAGTGCAAGATGTCGGCAAGCCTTTCGGTGGTTGAGCAGGCGTATCGGTGGTCGAGAACCGCGAATTATGTGTCTGTTGCAGTCCCGAAGCCGAGCTTCTTTTTTGAGAAGGTGTGCCGAAAGTTTGGCATCGGCGTTTTATCGGCCAGGCGCGAAGTCAACGAGATCGTCAGCCCAAAGCTTATCCGTATATCGACAGAGAAATACCGCTCCAAGCTTCTTCCGGAGCATAAAACCTATGCCAAAGCCGGGAACGCCGATGGCCGCCGATGGTCGCCGTTTAAAAACACCTGCCTTAACATACTGAATTCGGTCCGCCGATCCCCCGGGATCTGCATGAAAGACCTGATCGCCAGCACCGACCACCATTACCATACCCCGTCAACCGCCCGGCAGTGCCTTGTGAAATTTATTGAGGCCGGAATCGTTCCGGGAGTCAAGGTGGTCAGGGATGGGCGGTTTATGAGGGTTTATCCGGAATGATGGCGCAAGTAATCAATATAATACGGGTTTTCCCGAGAAGAACAAGCTGGACACCAGCGGATAGCCTTTCGTTTATAGGCGATCCACCATTGTTTAGGCCTAAAGAGGATTTTCCGGTCAGGATATCATGCGTTTTTACTTGGGACATTGAAGAGTGCGAACGGTTAAAACGATCATGGGAAAGATTTTATTCAGACGTCAAAACCGGTGGACCAGCATATGATGATAAGGGCGGAATTTTTATTCCGGGGAGGTTTGTCAAGCCAGGGATCGCTATAACAAGTCGGGGTTGTACTAAGAATTGCGAATGGTGTTTTGTCCCCCGTAGAGAAGGATGGATTAGGCACATGCCAATTTTTGACGGGTGGGATATCGCTGATAACAACCTCTTGGCTTGCTCCAGACCACATGTAGAATCCGTTTTTGAAATGCTAAAGAAACAACCCGTGCCTATAAAATTTAGTGGCGGGCTTGACGCTACACTTCTCCAGCCGTGGCACGTTGAACTACTAAAAACAATTAGGCTTAAATTCGCATGGTTCGCGTGCGACTACCATGGCGCATTGGTAGAGCTTGAGCGTGCTGCCGACTTAATGTCCGATTTTAGCCGAGAAAAAAAGAGGGCCTATGTGCTCATAGGTTTTAATGGGGAAACTGTCCCGCAAGCCGAAAAGCGTCTTATGGCTGTATACAGGCTTGGCTTCTTGCCAATGGCAATGCTTTATCGCGGTCCCGATTTGAGAAAGAGTTTTTTCCCAAAAGAATGGTTGAATCTGCAACGAACGTGGTCAAGGCCAGCAGCATACAAAACAAAAATGTCCACTATAAGCAGGTGATTCTACGGCACCAAGTCCGAAATAACAAACTGAAAGGAGATTTATCACATGGAAGAGATTAAAGGCTTTACCGGCTGGGCGATAATAGACCTATTCGGGCATCAAAAAATAGCCGGCCTATGCTCGGAGCAACCCGTCGCCGGGGTTAGCATGCTGAGGGTCGATGTTCCCGCTGTGAACGGTAAGCAAGCTTTTTCGAAACTTTTCGGGCACGGCGCGATCTACTCAATCGCGCCGACTGACGAAAAAACGGTTCTCGCCGTTATCCCAATTATTGATTATGTGCCTATTGAGCCGTGGATACTCCCTTCCGATCAACAATCTCTACAAATAGGCCATTTTCAAAGTTTCGGCCCATTTGAGCGTGATGACGATGAGGAGTGGCACTGATGGAATTACACAAATTACTCGAAAAAGAGGCTTTTAAGTTCATCAAGGGAAACGCCATCTTTAAGCATGGCGATATCGTGTCTACGCTTTGGGGTGAATGGAAAACGTCTCACGATGTCATGATCTCAAAAATTGGGTGTGAACTGTTTTGTGGCTACGAAAACGGTACGCCAATCGCTGATTTCCGCATGGTCTATATCGCGTGCCGAATCGACAAGGACGGCAAATCCACGGAGCGGCATGATGGGGGGATCGTCCTTACGAACATAACGACATCGGAGGTTGATCGCTCTGGTAAGCGGTCATTTAAATTCTGGAAGAAACCTGGTGGCACGGATTTTAACCATCGTGCTCTCTGCTGGTTTTCGAAACCGTTATGAAAACGATGCACCTATTCGCAGGTGCGGGAGGGGGTATTCTTGCAGACCTCATTTTGGGGCACGAACCAGTGTGCGCCGTCGAAATTGACGGATATTGCTGCGCCGTGCTCAGAGAGCGGGTTACGGACGGATGGTTTCCTGGATTGCACGTGTGGGAAGGAGACGTCAAGCTGTTTGATCCATCCCCATGGGCGGGAAGGGTGGATCAGATCTCAGCGGGCTTCCCTTGCCAAGATATTAGCGTTGCTGGGCCAGGGTGTGGGCTCTCAGGAAAGCGAAGTGGCCTCATTTCGGAGGTCTGGCGAGCAGTTGACATTGTTCAGCCCGGACTCGTTTTCCTCGAAAATTCCCCAAATATCAAAACAAAAGGACGGGATGTCATCCATAACGAATTCTGGAAAAGAGGATATACACCCCATGATGGAACCCTTGCGGCCTCTCATGTCGGCGCGGGTCATCAAAGGAATAGATGGTGGTGCCTTGCTGCCAACGCCAACGGTATGCGGCAACTGGAACAAGAAAGGCGCAAGCTTGAACAGTGGGGATGGTTTGGCAACCGCGATGAAAAGGATGCCCACTCTTCTGTCATCGGAAATATCGGGCGACCGAACAGTCCCACCGGGGACATCGATAACCGGACAGACTCCGGAAGGCAAGAAAGTGCAGGTGGGTATAAAAACAGCACTGAAGATGTTGCCGACATTAACAAAATCGGACGGATCGGGCGGTCCCGGAATAAGCGACAAGCGGACCGGTTGTATGAATCTCAGGACGGCAATAACGACCCTGTCGACACTCTGCGCGACAGACTACAAATCGCCGTACAGCTTGGATGGTTACAACTGTCAGACGCAGAAGCGATCCAGGCCGTTGCGGGATACACTCAAGCACACAACTGGTCACCACCTGACGCCGGGATTCGCGGAATGGTACATGGGGTTTCCGATTGGGTACACGGCAATAAAGGCTCGCGTATCAAAGCACTCGGCAACGGTCAAGTGCCACTCCAGGCGGCAACTGCATGGACGATTTTAATGGATTGGCATTTGAATTCTAAAAAATAGGGAGGCTTTCATGAGGTGTCTTCAATTATTGCTTTGGGTTATTTGCTCGTCGGTTATAGCGGTTAAGAGTTTGAAGGATGGATACCAGCAAAGTCCTTTTTTCTCAGCGACAACGTTTTTTATTTTGGTTCTCCTCATCGGTTATTCGGCCGGTATAGTTATGAGGGTATTAAAACCATGACGATAGACTACGAATTCCTCGCCGAACGCCACAACATCGAGCACGGCACCAGGTATAAATCCGGCAAGGCCATGATCGAAGATTTATATGATCGGCTTAACGGCGCCTATGGCGTGGCGGATCGTCTCGTCATCAACCATAAATCGGTTTACCATTTCATGCAGCGTCACGGAATTCCCACCATTCCGAGGGGAAAAAGAGAGCGGATCACCCCGAAAAAAACAGCGGTGCTTCGCGCGTTGAAAAAGAACCCCGATTTGCCTTGCAGTCAAATCGCAATTGACCTTGGTGTTTCCGGTAGCATCGTCAGGCACCACAGGGGAAGGATGATGAAAAATGAACGAAATAATCCCGTTTAAATTTGGATCAAAACCAATCAGGGTTATCAATGACGAAAATGGTAACCCGTGGTTCGTGGCTAAAGATTCTGCTGAAATTCTTGGGTATAAAGACAGTAACAATGCGATAAAACAGCATTGTCGTGGGGTGGTGAAACACCACCCCATCGTTGATATCCTTGGAAGAACCCAAAACGCCAGGATAATCAGCGAACCAGATTTATACCGACTCATCGCAGGATCACAACTCGAATCGTCTGTTAAATTTGAGGCATGGGTTTTTGAGGAGGTTATTCCGTCAATCCGAAAGAAAGGGTCGTACCAGATCAAAGAGCCGAGCCGGATAGAGCTACTCCAGATGTGCCTTGACTCCGAGAAGAAACGCATAGAAGCAGAGTCTACAATCGAAAAGAACCGGCCAAAGATGATTGCCTACCAGACCATGGTTGAATCGGACGGGCTTCTCACCCTACGCGCCTCAGCAAAAGCCCTGGGCCAACCGCCAAACAGCTTCCTCCGAGCTTTAAGAAAAGCCAAAGTCCTATATTACCTCGATAAAAAGAACATTCCGAACCAGACCTATATCAACCGCGGGTATTTTGTCGTCAAGGCAAAAACGAGGATGGTTGAAATCCTGGGTGACGAATGTGCAAAGACATTTTCACAGACATTCGTCACCCCGGCCGGCATGGATTGGTTGAGCCGGGAATTCTTACAGAAACGTTTGGCGGCATAACAATTTAAATATTGGAGGCGCCCATGAAGGGGATGCCGTGGTTCCGGATGTATTCAGAAATGATAGAGGATCCAAAAATAGGAACTCTGTCGGATCAAGATTTTAGGACATGGGTTGAGCTGCTTTGCCTTGCCTGTGAGAATGGTTCAGATGGGGATACAGGCATGGACGAAACCGAGCTTGAATGGAAACTAAGAAGAAACGTTTCATCGGCGTTACAGAAACTTTTTAGCATCGGAATTGTAACCTTCCGTGAAACCCCAAAATGCAGGAAAAACGACTCGATTTGCAAGAAAACTGTATCAATAACAAATTGGGGAAAGCGTCAATTTGACAGTGATTCGTCAACTGCCCGTGTTCGTAAGTTCCGAGAAAATAAGGATAAAAAAACAGGAAACGTTTCAGAAACGCCGTTGAAACAGAATTGTCACGTTATAGATACAGATACAGATACAGATACAGATACAGATACAGATACAGATACAGATAAAAGAAAATACATGTCTAACGACATGTATTCGTCACCGAAAGTTTCGGATGACGAGTGCGAGTCGGAAAAATCCAAAGCCCAAATCGATAATTGCCCCCATCAGGAAATCATCGACGCCTATCACGAAGTCTGCCCTGAGCTTAATCGCGTCAAACTCTGGAATGAGACGAATAAAAAAAATCTCCGATCCCGGTGGCGGGAATGCGAGGAGCGTCAATCCGTCGAATGGTGGCGGAATTTTATCACCGAGGAGGTAGCGACTTCGGACTTCCTGATGGGCCGAGTCAACGAATTCCAGGCAAGTCTCGGCTGGATAGTGGGTCCGAAAAACTTCGGCAAGATCGTGAATGGGCAATACCGAAACCGCAAGTGCGCGGTCAGGAACAGGGCTACACAACGCATGGAGCACAATATGGCGGCCGCGGCCGAGGCAAAAATAATCTTGTTTGGGAGGGATAGTGATGACGAAGGCTGATTACAAACATTTTTCACAGGCATTGTCTGTGATGGCAGAGACAAAAGACAAAACCTTGTCATCCTACGCTATCGCGGCATATTTCAAAGTGCTGGAACCATACCCGATGCATGCGGTTCAATCCGCAATCGAAACGGCAATAGCGACATCAAGGTTCTGGCCACAACCGGCCGATTTAGTCGAATCTATCCGAGGAACGGCAATGGCCTCTCTTGAAGACCGTGCCCTTGTCGAGGCCAACAACATCCTCACCCACTTGCGGTACAACGGGGCAACCAGAACCCCTGACATGCAAGATCCCATCACAAAAGACCTCATGACCAACCGATGGCCATACCGTGCATGGGCCAGCAGGGTCATCGAATCCGAGCTGAAGTGGTGGGTCAAAGAATTTTGCGACGCATACAGGTCCTTCACCCGTGTCACCGGCAATGCGATGCTGGATCATGCTGGCTTAAAAGCACTTGCCGATATGGCTACGAGACCGCTTCCGCAGGCCATTGAATGCCGAATAACGACCGGAAATTTTGCCGTAAACTCAAATAAAGATTTGAATTAATAAAGTTTTAATGTTAAAAAGATAAAAAGAAAGGTTTAAAACTTGAAAAATGCGTCTAAGGCTGAATATCGAACGATCTCACCCACCGCCCTTGCCAACGTAGCTGCACAAGGCAGATCGTTCAAAATTTAACGCCTCGCTTATCGCAGAGGCCAAAAGCGGAGAGTGTAGCGGGTGCAAACTTTAAAAAAATCGAAAAGGAGATAGAAAATGGCAGGCGTGAACCGTGTAATTCTCATCGGAAACATCGGGAAAGATCCCGAAATGAAATATTTCGACAACGGCGATGCGGTTTGTAATTTCAGCATCGCTACATCCGAGACGTGGAAGGACAAAACTACGGGGGAAAAGCAGGAACGGACTGAATGGCACCGGATCTCAACATTCAAAAAACTCGCTGAAATATGCGGGAAATATCTCGTGAAGGGGACAAAGATTTACATCGAGGGGAAGCTCAGAACCCGGTCCTGGGAGAAGGACGGCTCGACCCATTATGTCACAGAAATAATCGCCGATCAGATGCAGATGCTTTCCAGTAAGTCAGACAACAATGGCGGCGGAGGGCAATCGTCAGGACCTCCACAGCAGCAGCAACAACAGCAGGGTAGCGGAAACGGAAATTACGGGGGCTATGACGATGACATCCCCTTCTAAGCGAAAACACCAAGTCGATTGTGAGAGAATTTCCCACAATATGGCGACCGGCGAGATCGATGACAAAAAAATCATTGCCGAAGTCACCCCGGGGGGAGGGAAAAGCACTCTCCCCATAATTGTGGCGTCTGAGCTGATCATCCGGCAAAAAGTTGATCGGGTGTGCTGGGTAGTCCCGCGGGATGCGCTCAGAAGCCAGGGGGAACGGTCTTTTGAAGATCCCTTTTTCCGGGAAATGTTTCGGCACCGGCTTTCGATCCGAAGCGCCTCAAACGAACAAGATCCGTGCAGGGGGACGAAAGGGTTTGTCACGACCTACCAGGCAGTAGCGGCCGGCGGGCACAACATGATCCGGGAATTTGAGCGGAACCGGTATGCGATTATTCTCGATGAGCCGCACCATGTCGAGTTGGACGGGGAGTGGCATAAAGCGCTTTCCCCGCTGATGGAACGCGCCAAATACCAAATGCTGATGTCCGGCACGATGGCACGGGGAAATAAAAAGCAAATTGCGTTCGTACCCTACCAGGAAACCCGCGCGGGATACCGGCTCGACTACCATGCACCGGGCATTCAGCGCATAATTTATACCCGGGCCGACGCGCTATCCGAACGTGCAATTTTGCCGATTCATTTCCATCTTTCAGATGCGTCCGCAACGTGGCGTGATGATTTGGGAAATGAACAGTTCGTCAGCAGTCTTGCCGGTGCAAACAAGAAAAATGCCGGTGCGGCCGTTTTTACCGCTCTGTCAACCGAATTCGCTGACGATCTGCTGAAGAACTGTGTGTCCCATTGGCTGGACTGGCGGACACGAAATCCCCGGTCTAAACTTTTGGTGGTTGCGGCCGGTATCGAAAGCGCGAAGAAATACACGAAAGATTTAAACGCTTTAGGACTCAATGTTGAAATAGCAACAAGCCATGAGACCGAAGCGGCACAAGCCGCAATCTTGCGGTATAAACGGGGTCAAATTGATGTTTTAGTAACAATAGCGATGGCTTACGAAGGTTTGGACGTCCCGGAAGTCACTCATATAGCAGCTCTGACACACATTCGAAGTGCCCCATGGATCGAACAAATGGTCGCAAGGGCGGTCCGCGTTGACCGTTTGGCCGGTCCATATGAGTCGCAAAAAGCGTTTGTTTTCGCGCCGGATGACGTTTTATTCCGGCAGGTTGTGAAACAGATACAGTCGGAGCAAAAACCATTTATCAAAAGTACCGGTGGGGATGACGACCCTTTCGAAAAAAAGAAAAAGCCGGGAAACGGGCAAATGGGCCTGTTTGGTGGGCCTCAGAACAGATTTGGCATCACCCCGATTGGCAGTGAGATCCAGGGCGCGAGGGAACTCAGGATTGACTCGAAGGTGACGCCGCTCCCGTCGATTCCGGTGACATACATAAAAACTCAGTCGGAACTTGAAAAAGATCTTCGGGAAAAGATCGACAAGCATGTTCGCCGCTTCTCGTTCGTCAACGGGATGAAACCGCACTCGATCAATTCCCGGATCATGCGCGAGTTCGCAAAGCCGAGAGCCGACATGACGCTCCCGGAGCTTGAAAAGGCGTGGGCTCATATCCAGCACGTTTACTCGCTTGCAAATACGGCTGCCGTCGAAAAGAAGCTCGCCAGAAGAGCGCGTGCGGAAAAAGACAATGAATGGCATGGGCCAATATATGTCCCGACATATGGGGGGAGATGATGCGAGAGAAAACGCTGAAGCAGAAAATTGCCGAGTACATCAAGCGGGTTGAGTTCTCCAACAAGATGCGACCGGGACGGATAAATGCCGAGATAAAACGGGTTTTTAAAAAAAGCCGAAAGGGTATGGGCGAAACCGAGCTTGACGCGGTTTGGTCATGGCTGAATCGTGAATATCCGGTTCCGGCGGATTGCTACCCGATAGACGAGTACCATCACCAATGTGACGTCTTCACATGGGCAAGCCGTGAGATCGAAACCTACCCGGATCTCGAATGGCTTGACGGGGATCTGGCCGGAACCTACATCCCGATTGGTCTCCGGATGAAGATGCGAAAGGCTGGGTGCCTCAAGAAGGGCAGGCCGGATATCAGACTGCCCGTACCTGTCGGCGGGTTTAACGGCCTGTTTGTTGAGCTGAAAACCGATACCGGAGAGGCTTTTGATGAGCAACGCCGGTATTTGGCCGCGATGAAGCGGCATGGTCATTTCGTTTGCATTTGCAAAACGGCCATTGTCGCCATTGTCGTTATTGAGGCCTACCTGATGGGTAAGACAAAAAAACTAAACCAGGACTACATCGGCGCACGGGCGGCCGAAATAACAGAAAAATACGGGGTGGTGTTCAATGGCAAGTAAGGCTTTAAGGCGCCAGGCCTTGGCGGTTTCTCTTTTCGATGGGTTCATCGAGATGTTTTGGGAGCAAAACTACAAGGGAAATAGCGGTAGCGATGAGTTCGTAGCGCTCTATTCCCTCACGAAAGTGGCATGCTCCAATGCTTATTCGATTCTAATTCTTGACACGGGCGGAACCGACAATGCCGGAACGAATCGAAAGATAATGAGGAAATCGGCCGCAGTCATAGAAATCCTCAAGGAGAAGGGGCTCGGAGATAAGTTCAGCGACATGGATGCGGTATCGTTTATCATAGGGATTCTGATGGACGTCATGTCGAATATAAAGCCGGGTTCCAAGAAATATCAAGCGTTTGAATCCTTATGGGGTCTTGCCAATGAGTTCGTAAAATATCTTGATCCCGATCAGGAATATGACGAGACTATAGGCTTTGATGCTGCAAAATTTTTTGACACAATCGAGGTGTGAGGTGCCGGATTACGAGAAAGAGTGTCTGGAATTCCTGAAATTAAAGGCTTCTGGATCAAAAATTACTCAGCCAGAGTATTGCAAACAGCGGTCGGCTGAAACCGGTAGCCTCATATCTGCATCCGGTTTCAGTCTGAAATTACGAGAAATAAAAAACCGAGGCCGCAAGGGTAAAAAGAGGAAGCCGGTCAGATCGAAGGCGAGGCCGAAAAAGAAGGCTGTGGCGAAAGCCCCGTCACCCCAAAAAGCAAAGCAGGCGAAACCGAAACCAGAAATGGCGAAACCGAAACCCAAAAAGAAAATATCGGCCAAGGCTGTGGTGGAGAGCTTAAAGGCTGAAGGCATTCCGGTTGTTCAGGCGAACGAAAAAGAATGCCATCCCGAATCAATGATCATCGGGAACTGCAAATACGACTGGGTGGGGATGCGGCGGGAATTCATGATCGGCCCATGGCATACCGTCGCTGAGTATGCCAGGTATAAAGGCCTCAATGAAAAGGCGACTCAACTCAGAAAAAAAATGGGCGGATGGAAAAGCGAAAAAGCCATGCTGGGGCGTCGAGCAAATGAGATTGTTGAAAAAACACTCTCCGACGATCAGGCCGCTTTGAAGGTCCGAAAGATCTATGACGAGATCCGGGGAATTTACTGGAAGATTATTGATGGTGCCACAAGTGCGGCAGACGCTATTAAGGCATGGCAACCGCTGAACTCCCCTTATTCGTGTTCTACCGCAGCACAGTTTTTCAAGATCCTCCATGAAACGCTTAAAGATATGGCGCCTACCATTCAAGGCCTTGAAAACCTGACAGTCATCAACGACATTTTTAACCGGCTGAAGACCGGAAAAATTGACGTCGCAGAATCAGCCGTAGAATTCACGATGCTGGGCGTCCAGCTTCCGGACGTGATTAAGATCATGTTGGCGAAAGGTATTGGAGAAGACGTGCCGGAGGATGGTGGGGAGCTGGTGACGAATGAAAAGATCATGGAGAAGCGGATGGCACTCCTTGCAGAGGTCGAAAACCAACGAATCGAGTTCGTGGAGGTTAGGACCCGCGAGGTCAATGAGCTGAAAGAAGAGCTGAAGGATATTGATTCATTCGAAAAGCAAAAAGAAGTAGACGACGATGCCGATTCTGAATAGAAAGCGGGCGGGAAAGAAAAACCTGCTGGATGATAGTAGATATTTGGAGTTTTGCGCCAGGTATCAGGATAACCTTGTCGGCTACATTGTGGATCATTCGCGGCGGAAGCTGACATGGCAACAATTGGACGTCGCAACGGCAATAGAGAAAAGGGGAAGCCGTGTGGCTGTAGCGTCAGGCCATGGAACCGGGAAATCGTGGATTTTATCTTGGCTCATAGACTGGCACCTTCGTGTTTACATCGCATCGAACGCACTTCTTACCGCAACGAATATTGAGCAAGCCCGGTCAGGCATCTGGAAATATCTGGATGAGGTGACGGACGATATGGACGCGGCCTACCCGTGGATGTGCGGCTGGTTTATCAAGGAGACCAAGCGCTATTACATGCGGATCAAGAAGGACTCCTGGTATGTTCTGCCCAAAACGGCAAGTAAAGGGTCCCCTGAAAATGTCGCGGGCCAGCACAACGAAAATTATATCGTCATCGTTGATGAGGCATCAGGCGTACCGGATGCCGTTCTTGGCGTATTGAGGGGCGCCTTAACGCAGGGTGGCGGGAACCGGTTTGTCATGGTTTCTCAACCGACACGCCCAACCGGGCACTTCGCGGATGCTTTTGGGCGGTTGCGGGACATTTACACGACATTCAATCTCAACGCCGAACTTTCCCCGATCGTAACGAAAGATTTTATCCGTGAAAAAATGATCGAATACGGCGGGCACCACTCCCCGGAATACCAGATCAAGGTCCTTGGGTGCCTGCCGGATAACCTATCCGGATACTTGATACCTCGCCGGTGGCTGGAAATCTGCCAGAGGGTCATAATCACCCATGATGAGCCCTGGGGGTGGGTGATGACAGTGGATGTGGCTGAAGGGATGTTCCGGGATTCAAGCGTCTTCACTCTCGGGCGGGTGTCCGGGCATGGCGACACGCGGAAGGTCGAGGTTGTCGAATGCGATGAGACCCTTGACCTGAACGAGAAGCAGTTCGCACGGAAAATATACCAGCGGATTCAAGACATGCCATCGTCAATAACCATAGCGATTGACGCGGATGGCGCGGGCAGAACGGTAATTCTTGAACTGGAAGAACTCGGGGTAAATGTCGAGCATATCCATTGGGGGCTTCCGTGTCATATGAAATCGGACCAGAAGCGATATAAGAACCAGCGGGCATTCGCTCAGGTGAAACTCCGGGAAGCTGTTTTTGATGAGCGAATCAGAATAGCGCCTGGGGCAAAGGTCCTTGACCAGGGGGCAAAGCTTCCATTCGATATGGATGACCGCGGGCGCTACGCGATGTGGCCGAAGGACAAGATGCGGGGGGACGGGATAAAAAGCCCGGATTTAATTGACACGCACGCCTTCTTCTATTTGGTCGATTACATCCCGGTCGAGGATAGTGTGGATTCGAAACAGGATGAAATGCTCAGTTGGGCGAAAAAAATATTGGAGGGGGACTCTGAAGAATGACGAAACCATCGTTTCCACTAAAAATCATGTCAGTGTCGTTAATGGGGCTGCAAAAATACAAAGCCTATGCGGTGTTCGACGGTGAGGCTCTCGTCATCACGCATATCCTGCCAATCAAGGGCGCGTTCGGTTCTTGGAAAACAGCCCTTATCGATGAGATCAAGCAGAAGAAAGCCGATGGCTACGCCTGCATCGTTGAAGAAAGAACGGAATATATCTCCATCCATGCCAGTGCGTTCAACCTGGAGGCGATGGACATGACGGGTGAAACCGGCCGGTCAAACTTCTATGTCGCCCTGGATTGGTACTTCGGTCTCCTTGAAATGGGGCAGATCGTCATAGCTCAGGAATACCAGCAGTTCCTTTTGAGGCTCGGCGGCGAGGGGCAGAAGGTTGAGAAGGGCATGGATGAGAAAGGGCGCGTCACCTACTCCATCAACTGGGACGCGATCAGCACGGGGCATCGTGCCGTGCTGCTATGCGTAGTCGGCGCGATGATTGAGCCGGTATCAGACCGGTATATAGAGGAGATGCTGAATCTTTGGTTGCCGGTTAAGACCATAGAAAATCCGGTGGATGCGTTCGTGAACGCTCTTCGCCGGACCGTGCGTGAAAAAGCGGACCGCTTATCAAAATAGGTTGCATTTCTTTTTAAAACCAAATAAAGATTTAAAGAAATAAATATTAAAATAATATTTTATTTAAAGCCAAGGAGAGTTAACGCCCATGATAAGAATCGTTTTTCTGAACGGTGTCGGGGGGACCGGTAAAAATACGCTTTCCGAAACTGTTCAACAGATTGTCCGCCCGGACGATGTGCTTGTCAGCCACATTTCCACCGTCGATACTGTGAAATCCATTTGTGAATCCATTGGAATCCCGAAAGAACCAAAGACCGATGAGAAGCGGGCTCTATGGAATGAATTCAAGTCAGCCTGGATTAAGTTCAACAATGGCCCGTTTAACGAAACCAATGAGCGTATAGACCACTTATTGTTGGCATATCAACAACACATCATTTTCGTGGATGTTCGAGAACCCGCCGAGCTAAGAAAATTCAAAAACCATTACGGGGATAGGTGCCGGACCGTTCTTTTTAAACGAGATGGAATCCATATCCCCGACAATCCTGCCGATAGAAGCGTAACCCGGTTTGATTATGACCTGATCCTCGAAAACAACGGGGGGCTTGAGGATATTTCCATCCCGGCAAAACGACTCGTCAATTACCTGATGTCCGTCGAGGTGGCGGAATGACCCTGCCAAGATTAAGCCCGTACAATGTCACTGATGTCCTGTTTCGTGGAGAGCTTTACCGGGATATCCGCAAGGGCGCCGAAGCGCAGACGTCCGGATGGACCGAATACGAAATTGAGCCTGACGAAATGCTCAGGCCCGAGCTTGCGGCCTACCGCATATACGGTACGGAAGAGCTTAAGTGGGTCGTCATGGTCGTTACCGGCCTCGATAATCTCAGGGACCAGCTTCCTGCCGGCGACACATTTTGGTTCCCGCCCGTAACCTGGGTGCGGCAACGGATTAAATACTGGACCGATTACGAAGCGAAGGTGGGGATATGAAAAGAGTCGTGTGCTGTGGATGTTTAACGCTTCTTTGCCGGGGGGAGAGTGTGCAGTTTTGCCCCGAATGCCTGCATCAATACGACATCGATGGGGCGCCTACCGGATATCTCGGGTCTGGGTTTATGACCATTGCCGAGTATGATAAATGCCTTGAAAAAATGATCGCGGAATATGGCGTATGGCCCGCATGGCCAATGGGTGGCGCCGGTTCTGTCGGCAAGGTTACGCTGTATGACGAGCAGAATGGCACGCTGTTGGAGTGTGGCGGGCAATATGGGGATGCGAATGTGCTTGGTTGGTCGCTGTCTTTTTTGCAGGGGGTGAGGTTATGACCGGCGTGTCCCTCGAATGGCAACGGGACGGGGTTGGCGCCGTTTACCATGGTCACGCTCTTGATGTGTTGCGATCGCTCCCGGATAAGTCCGTGCATTGTTGTGTCACCTCGCCGCCTTATTGGGGGTTGCGAGACTACAAGACGCCGCCATGTGTTTGGGGCGGAGATCCGGATTGCGACCATGAGTGGGGTGGCGTGTTACCCCATGGGCGGCGTGGGAATCGCGGCGTGTCCGGTACTGGGGGGAACCTTCACCCCGCACTTGATCAGGCAGGGGCAGGGGCAGGGGCAGGGGCAGGGGATAGCGGATCTTTCTGCCAGGAGTGCGGAGCATGGAGAGGTTCACTTGGCCTTGAGCCCACGATACAGCTATTTGTCGAGCACATCACCGAGATCTTTAGGGATGTGCGCCGGGTGTTGCGGGATGACGGTAATCTTTGGCTTAATTTAGGAGATAGTTTTGCGGCAAACAGGGGCTATCAGGTTCCCGACTCAAAGCATATCAATGTCGGCAATAACCGTGGAATGAAGGCATGCGATATTGGCCTAAAACCCAAAGACATGTGCGGTATCCCGTGGCGAGTCGCTTTCTCCCTGCAAGACGACGGTTGGTATTTGCGGTCAGATATTATTTGGGAAAAAGCGAACCCGATGCCAGAAAGCGTTAAGGATCGGCCTACAAAATCGCACGAATACCTTTTCCTCCTCACGAAATCGAAACGCTACTATTACGACTATAGGGCCATTCTTGAGCCTGCCGGCTCTGACACATTGCCTCGGCGGGGCAGGGGGCGAAGTGCGGTTCACAAGTTCGCAGACGGCGGGCCCGGGAACCAAACCATAGCGAAAGATCTTTCGAAATGCGTTTCCCTACCGAACCGGACAGCGCTGATTGAATCCAAAAAGTGGGACAAGCGGCACGCCGGATATTCGAAAACGGGGTACAGGAATAAGCGATCGGTTTGGACCGTTGCGACAAAGCCCTTTTCGGGCGCACATTTTGCGACATTCCCGCCAAAACTGATTGAACCGTGTATCCTTGCCGGGTGCCCGGAAGGAGGCGTGGTCTTGGAACCATTTCTTGGATCCGGTGTGACCGCGATAGTGGCCAATTATCTCGGCCGGCAGTTCGTTGCCTCCGAATTGAGCAAAACGTATCTTGATGATTTTGCAATCCCGAGGATCAAGGCCGCGACGGCTCAATTGGAGTTGCCGTTGCGATTTGCGGTAGCGGGATAAAGGAGAAAGATATGCCTATTACGACCATGAAAAAGTTTTTAGCCTTTCTTTTGATGGAATGCTTCGGGCTCCAATACGCCAGGATTAATTGGCGTATCGGCGGAACAAACCATAACGTTGGGTTCGCATTGCTTAACCCAAAGGCGCAAACTCTTTTGAGTGAACTGAAAAAGGCCCGTATTGAAAGCGGTACTATTTGTGAGACCGATGAGGTTATGGCGTCTATCGTCGTGGATGGTGGTAAATAATGGCTGATTTCGAAAAAGCGTTCAAAGCGCTCATGGAGGATGAGGTCGGGGCGACTCTGAACGGAGGGTATAACAACCGGAAGTCGGACCGCGGCGGGGAAACAAAATACGGGATCAGCAAGCGGCAATATCCGGATGAGGATATCAAGGGTTTAAATGAGCATCGGGCGAGGTTCCTTTACCGGCGCGACTTCTGGGACCGGTTTTCGGGGGATGATCTTTTCTCTCAGGCTGTTGCGGATATCCTGCTTGATATTTGCGCGAATAATGGCCTTGGCGCTGGGTGCCGGATGGCGCAAGCAGCGGCCGGGATATCTCCGGTCGATGGGGCTATTGGTTCACAGTCTGTTTTAGCATTGAATTCGATGGCGAGCACTTGGAAGGAAGAAGCATTCTTTTGGAAACTGGCATTGGTCAGAATCGACCGGTACACTAAAATATGCGCCAAAAACCCGTCGCAGAAGGTCAACCTTCTCGGCTGGGTGCGCCGGGCGCTGAAGGATTGTGGGATAAAAATGTAAAGGGGGAATATGAAAATACTTAATAGAATCGCGTTATTGATAAGTGTCGTCTCGATGGTTGTGAGCGCGTGTGCTGCATATGTTTCTTATTCGGCGCTTAAAGAGCCTAAGAGCTTTTCGATGCAACTCCCCCCGCCACCTCGGTATCCAATAGTTCCATAGGGGGGCGCCATGGGAAAGCCTATCTGCCAGTGTTGCGGCCAAGAAATCAAAGACTCTGCCGACGAGATGCGATCGAAAAGCGAATACGAATCCTTGGTGAACCGTATCGCGGCTCAAATCATCGCCGATACTGGGGTTGATTGCGTGTCGGCGTGCGCTCAGGCTATGAGGCAGATCGAAAAGAATCGTGAGCTTTTTGTGCGTTTGGAGAACCAAGCTGATGGAAACAAAAAGGCCTTCGTGCCCCGATGATAATGTGAGATGGATAGAAGAGTCCAGGAAAAGAATGGTTGAAGCCATGGAACTTTCCATTGATATTCGTAGGCACAACGAGATGCCAAGTCGCTTTAGATTTGGGCCATGCTATGACGGGCATGGTTATAGCAACTCAGGGGTGAAGTCATGAAAACGGCAATCTGTTTTTTGGCAATCTGGTTATCCTGCTGTTATGGGTGCTGCAGGGTATCGGCTGTGCATGAGTGGACGGATAAAGATGCGGTCGTTCACAAGGTATCTCTCGAATATGTCCGGCTTTTTGATCAGAATATAAAAGGCTTTGAGGTTACAGACCCAAGCGGCGTAAAAGTGGCCTTAAAATCACAGTCTTCACAGATGGAATCCCTAAAAGCACTCATTGATGTGGTTGGCCCAACCGTCGCGCCTACGCTTTTGGAACTCCTGAAAACGGGCGCACTGTGACAGTGATGAAACAAATCGAATCCAAAGAGCAGGCGCGGGCGGCCGAAAAGCTGTTCAACGCGGCGAGGAAGGAGCAGCTCGAAAAGCGCCGGGCCGCTGTCGGTACCCTTACGCCCGGTCAGTTCCGGAAATACCTCTCTTCCGGCGCCACTCTCGATTTAATTTTCGGTGTCAAGAAGGATGGAACCCCGTTCACGGCTGACGATTTGCGGGAGTTTGACCGGAAAGCCCGGTCCGCCAGGAAGAGATATAAATCAACCAAGAAGGGGGTGCCTGCCGCACAGCTCATGGCCGCTTCCCTATCGTCCGATCTCAAGCGAAGCCGGGATCATATCAAGCGTGCAACATTTTACCGGGTTTTCAATTCCCGGGACGGCGTACTACTGCATTTCTCCACATCGTCCGGTCCCGAAAGCAAAAAGGATAGCCACCAGGTAAAAATCAGGCTGGACGAGTGGACCGAGCACCTGACCGGGAATCTTCCTTTCCCTGAAGCGGCCAAGAAAATTCTCGGGGGGCGAATCTCCTTCGATTGTGATTGCGGCCGGCATCAGTTTTGGTATAGGTATGTTGCAACTATCGGCGGGTTTGCAGTGGCGCCGCTTGAGAACGCATACCCGAAGATCAGGAACCCCAGGCTTATCGGTGCCTGTTGTAAGCACGTCCTGAAGGTCTTGGCTACACTCCAGGGGCCTGCGGTTCAAAAGCTCGTTATCGGGGAGATGAAGAAGGCGGCTGACCAGATCGGGTATGGTGATGACGTCAAGGTCGCGAACCGGTTTCTTTCGAAAGACGAATTGCAGACCGCGGCCAGATCGAGCGCCAATATGGAGGCACCGACCTCCAAGGTCGCCAAGGAGATGTACCGGAAATACAAGGCGGCGCATAAGGGGCTTAAGAAAAAGATGAAGGAAGCTGAAACGAAAGAATTTATGCGGCAGAAAGAGGTCGAGTTGGAGGTTTTTAAAAAGACTGCCAGGGTTGAGGTTAAGAAAAGAAAGCAGCTTGAGGCGGACCTCTCGAAGGAGAAGCTCAAGTCAGCTCTCAATACAGCCCTTTTGGTCGCCGTTTATCGGGATAAGATTCCGAAGGAGAGGGCCATGGCTGATTTCGCGGCTCAAAATAAACTTTCCGAGGCTGAAGTGGCGGAGTTGGCTGTTGGGTTATCGGTTTGACGGTCTCATGTACGACCCCCATGATCAGGATACTTGAAGTTCGACCGAAAAGCCCGTTCCGCCCGCAAAAAGTAGTCTCATGAACGTCTCCCATGAGCAGGATACTGAAACTTAAAATAAATAGTGACATATTCTATAGGAGGAACGTCTCATGAACAAACCCCACGAGCAGGGATAAAAGCATACCCATACCCTGCAATAAAGATTTAAAGATTGCAAGAAAAAGATTTATGTTGTTATGGCAACAAAAGCCTATGAGGAGGTCTCCGAATTATCCCTGGGCTTGTCCGTGTAGCTCATAACGTTAAATAGCCTTAGCAAATTTTTACTACCCGGCATCCGGCCGGCGCACCACCCTTCCGCCGTCCGCACCGACACCCACGCCTCTTCGGCCATGTTGTCAATCCCCCACCAATCCCGGAGAGCTGTGAACCCCTCTGCGTAATCCATCGGCTCTCCATCCTTATCCCAAAATATGGGGATTCCGTATGAGGCTTTGGGGTGGTTTGTCACCAAGCGGACCGGGCCATAAAAGCCAGCTCGGTAGCCACGGCCGGCTTCATGATGGTAATCGTCATTGACAAGGCTTAGCCATTTTTGATGGTCCGCTTCGGTTTCGAAATTCTCCCCGTGGTAGCGGCGTCGGACTCCACGCATGTATCCCCGCCAGAATTCTTTTTCTTCGTCCTTACCGTATTCATAAAGCGTTTGAGCCTTTGATAGCTCATGCTCAAAAATTGATTTTTTCATTACTCTATCCTTAATCGTTATCGCCGACATGGGGAATGTCATGCCCGCCCTTGCGGCTTTGGGATAATAACGTTTTTGCCATCCAATATTTCATCAACAAGTACGTCCCCAATTTCAGCGGGCGATAGTTTCTCAAACTCTTCCTTGTGGAGCCACCCGCCTGACATCCACACAACAGACCACCTATTCACGGCCTGACCGTTTTCCCGCTTTTTTAGCAGCAACAAATGTGCTATGCCGCCGCTCCCTTCGTCCGGATATGACGAATAAACGGCACCGTCACAAATCGCAGGCACCACAAAAATATTGTCATCGTCTATAACCATCAACCCCGTTGCGGTCCCGCCCTCAATTGCGAAATATTGTTTTCCTCCTCGATATCCACAGATGTCGGTTATTTTGTCAAAGCTCAGCCATCCCTTGCTCTGGATAGCCTCGGTTTCACGCGCCTTGATTTCCGATTTGATCAGCTCGGCATGCTCGGTACATATTTTTAGAATATCATTTATTGGTAAATGGTTATTCATGGTCTCAATCCTCCACGTTAATGGGTTTTGCGGCATATTCTCGCCACGATCCGCCGCACCTGTTCTGGGGCTTCGGCATGTTTTTTCGCCGTCTCCTTGATGGACAACCCGGCGACAAGGTAACTCCGGCCTATTTCTATTGATGCCGGTGAAAGTTTGGTTTCACCGGCACTTTGCGAGAATTCCCTCGCGGTCATTATTTCTCGGTATCGATTCATTCCGAGCATGCCCATTTTTCTTGCGCCGTAAAAAATTTATGAGTATGTCCGCTTGGTGTCACATAGCGCATTGGCGGGATAGATTCTCCCCTAAATTCTTTTGTTGTCAGGCGGTCGTTAGCGGGCCAATACCCTATGATTTGTTTCAGGTCGGGGATGAGTTGGTTTCGTGTCGCCATGTCCCCTCGATTGTGAGCTTCTTCAATTTGTATTGCTATCGCCTTTGCTCTTTTTCTGTCATTTTCCGAAATTTTCATTTTTACCTCCAAGGTTAAAGTTTTCATCCATTGTTGATTTCAATATATATGCCCAAATGCGTATTGTCAAGAAAAAAATACGCAAGACAGAAAAAAATATGTAACAAGCTCACTGCAATATCTATTCCCGAAATAAAGTTTTAAAGAAAAAAAGTTTGCTTTAAAAAAAGGTATGCTTTAAAAAAGATATATCGAAGGTAATTTAAACGGGGGCATATCTGAATGACAACTCAGAGAGATTTCAGACCGACCTTTCAGGTTCTCGCCGATGATCTGATAGCCTTTCTATCCACTGAGCCTACCGCTATCAAGGCTGTTCTTTTCCGTGCCGACCGAGCCTCCGTAGAGCAACTTACGGATGAGCCTGACAATGTCGGATCAATGGAGGCAAGCGAAAAAACGATTGATTATTCAGATCCAGTTCCGGTCTATGCCTACGAACTCCCGATTGATTTTCAGGTATCCATGGACACGGCTGGCGAGCACTGGACCGGGTTCGAGGGTCAGCCGGTTCAAATGCTGATCGGCGCCTCCAGCGTGCCCAAGGGAAGCATCCTTCTTTATGACGAGTATGATTCGACCGATGACAGCACGGTTCGCAGAATCTTTTATGTGGACGGTGCCGTGTCGGCAACGAAACATCCAGGGGTGGCTGTCGTTTATTCCATGCTCCCCTTTATTGATCTCGAAGAGGAGTTCAAGGACGCCCAATGAACGAGATGAGCGAGCTTTTTGCCGTTGATATTGCGTTTGGGACCTACATCCTATCCGCATTTACCGGCTTCTCAGCCACGAATGGCCCAAAAGAATTCCAGGAATTCATTGCCCGAGCCAGCAATCAGAAGGTGTTTCGGCATCAGTGCGATGGTGTGGCCGCATTCCTAAAAAACTACCTCAGTGATGCCAAGGCGGTTACATCGGCCGCCGGCGCGACCCCTGCGAGGGTGAATGTCGCAAAACTCCCAGTGATCTATTATTACAGAAAGCCAGGGCTTGTCAGTGACGCCGATAATATTGATGGTCCGTTCAACCAGTGGGTGAAGCGCTATGCCGGGGCTGATGACACGGATATGAGACTCCGCATGCTTTCCTTGGCTCTCACCTACGAAATAGGTTTTATCTCCAGGGACAAAGCATCCCTCGATCGCATGTCCATAGCCTGGTTCTCGCTTGTTTCCCAATCCCCTGTATCAGACCGGTTCAAGATCCACTACGAGATCGCCGGAAACCCCATCGAATTAAAAGCCACGGTCAAGAACTGCAAGACATGCATCCTTGACGATGCCAGCATTACCGATGAATCGGGCCGGTTCTACGCCGTGACCGGGAAAATCGATGTGTCGGCGCCGGTCATAATTGGCGATGCCGTTGAAATTGTGGATCCGATGCGAATCCAGTACGGGTTCGACATTAAGTGCGGCACCATCGGGGGCTTTTAATGACCGATTATAACCAGCATGAGGGTCTTTTCCTTCAAAAAGTCACCTGCAACGGGCATGAATTCGATCTCTCCTTTCTCCGAAGCGTGGCTCTGATCGAAACACTTGACCTATCAGGTCCAAAGCTGATCCTTTGTATCCGGGACCCGGAATCGGTGATCCGGGATGACTGGGGTGTCTCCCCCGGGAACAAACTCCAAATCACCTTCGCCGATTACTGGAATGACCCGTCTTTAAGCGGTGAGGTCGTGGATAAATACACGATTATTACCATGCCTGATAAATCGGGGGCGATCGAACTGAACTGCATGCAGTCGGATGTATGGGCACTAAAAGCGCCTGTCGTTTCGGCGCAAATGTTCACCAACTCATCCCCCCTCACTATTTTAAACAGGGTAATGCCGGGCGTTAAGTGCGAGGTGGACCGGTTCGCGGTCGGCCCGGACTATCACATTCTCCCGGGGGAGAGGCGCAGTAACATGCTTCGGCAACTCGCCATTGAGTGCGGGGCGAAGTTCTATTACCAGAGAGGGAAAGCCTATCTGAAGCGTATCTCCGCAATGATGGCATCCATCCCGTCAATCACCTACGAGCATAACAATAATTATGCGGCGAACCGGATCATATCCTATTCCCGCCCGAACACCGGCGAGGTCATAAAGGACAAGCTGGTTCGGTCCTATTGCGGATGGAGCATGACGGGTGGGGTGATCAAATCGAAAAACGGGACCGAAGCGCCGGCACAAATGAGCGCTCTTGATTCGGCATCAGCACTCGATAACCTATCAGCCGTACACATTCCTGATGTGGATTGGGTCGGGAACGGTAGTGGGGCGGTAAGGCCAGGCATTGCCATAGCCGTCAAGTGGAACCAGGACCGGATGGACTCCCCATTGAACGAAAGCCTTCCTGAAAAAATCATCGTTGGGACTGCCTCCCATTATTACACCGAGCAGAAATATTTGACCCGCGTGAAGGGGATACTGCCGATATGAAAAAAGACCTCATTATCCCGTCCGAGCAGCAAAAAAAATATACCGGGGAATATATCGGGACCGTAATTTCGGTTGAGGATCCGGAACACTTGATGCGCGTGAAGGTCAGGGTTCACCCCCTATTCGATGGCGTACCGGATAGCGATCTCCCCTGGGCGGAATACCGGTTGCCGATAGGGTGCAGGGCTGGCGAGGGGCACTTTATCCCTGCCCGAGTGGATGATACCGTGTGGGTTGATTTTCCGCATGATGGCAGCAGCAGGCGCCCAAGGATAACGGGCAGCGTCCATTATTGCCCGTCAGGAACACCGAACCTCCCACCAGGGTCCTGGGCTGGGGATGCCTACGTCCCTGAGCGGACATCCGATGAGCCTATGCCGGCCGCTATCGGTTATCACGATGGTGCCATCGTAGTTGAGGAAAATGGTTGCCTCCTCGAAATGGCGGCGGATGCGTCCGTGAGGGTCACACAGAAATCAAGCGGTACCGCAATTGAGATTGCGGCGAACGGGATGGTAACGATTCACAGCGCTGGTAACGTGAATATCTCATCCGATGGCAGGATAAAAGCTTACGCCCTTGGTACTGTTGTGCTGGATGGATCCCAAGGGGATGACACCAAGGGCATCGTCCAGGGGCATTGCATCTGTGCCTACACCGGTAAGCCCCACAAAATGATTTCACGTTCAGTCAAAGGGAGCCTCTACTAATGGCAATGTCAGCCGTAAGTATGGCAAACAGGATAGCGGCATACCTTGATCAACTTGACCATACGCAGATACAAAATGGTGTTGACTCCGAGGCGTATGCACGCGAGGCGCGTATTGCGTTTTGCCAGGGCATAATAGATGAAATTATTGAAAACTCCGAGGTCGTGACGGATTCGTCCCACGTTGGATCTGTCGTTGCATAGCCAGATTTTTAACAAAATATACGATGGGCACAATTTTTGCTTGCAAAACGCTTTTTTTTGTGTAGATAGATAAAGAAATAAATTTTTCTTTTTTTCTTGCATGTAAAGATTTCTTTAAATCTTTACGGAAAAAGAGATCGTTCTTTGACATAGCCGGTTACACGAATACCTCAAAATGCAGAGGTGCCCGGCGGGATTAACCCCAAATCAGGAGATTCCTCTCATGAAAGAGCAGTATCAAAAAAGTATGAAGGTAATTCAGGAGCGGTCGTCCGCGATGGCCGAGGCGGTTATCCTGCCGATGATTGACGAGAGCACTGGCGGACTGATCGCGGAAAGCGCGACCTGCTGTGAGCGTCTGGAAAAGGTGACCAAACACACCATATTCGAGTCTGCCGGTAAGGGCGCCGCTACGATTCAGGGTGTCGCGGCCAACGCCGTTAGCATCTACCGCAACACGTATGGCAGATTCCCGTCGCCCGACCTCTTGGCGTCAGCGCACATGGCGATCGAAAACCTTCTTCTCCCCCCGGATAACATGCCGGGTCTGGCCGCCGCCATCTTGGAGTCCTCTGGTTTAAGCACCACTGAGGGTGTCATGATGCGAGACCGCATGGTCGCCCTGGTTCTTCCCGTCCTTCTGCAAAGTATCACGTCCCGCATGGTTACCCATATCCCCGGGACCTTCAACCAGTCCGAGATTTTCAAAGTAAAGCGCACAGCAGGGTCCACTTTCGGGGATCTGACCACTGGTGACGTAATCGGCTATGATTTTAATGGTCAGTACTCTTCCATGGACCAGCGCTACCTGACCGATACCGGCGACGGTACCGAGGTGGGCGGTGCGGATAGTACGACCGCAAACTACTTCCAGTTCAGCGCGGCCACCGACATCGGTGAGGCCCAACCAATCAAGCCGAAGCGTGTCAAAATTCTGCATGACAGGGACCTCGTTGCCGTAGACGATGGTGAGGGCAGTCTGCACGGCACATTTTATGTTGGCGCAACCCTTGTAACCGTTACCGGATCCGTCACCTACTCCACCGGTGTCGTAACCCCCGTCTTCTCAACTGCCCCTGCCGATGGTGTCGAGGTTCATGTGTGTGTCGATATCGACATCGAGACCGACCCCACGCTTATCCCGGTGATCGATCACACCATGCTTTCCAAGGTCGTCTACCCCCACGAAATGGCAATAAATGTCTGGAGTTCCATCCAGGCGCTTTGGGCCATGAAGCGGGAATTCAACCTGAACATGGAAGGTATGGCCATGACCGGCATCCGGAACTTCGTGGCCGCTGAGCGTGACCGCAAGATCCTGAACGACATGCGGTTTTATGCGCAGGGCACGAAGCAGTGGGATATCGATGTCCCCTCAGGGTTGACCGTAGGCCAGCATTACGAAACGCTTCGACTGGCATTGCTTGAGATGGACGCCGAAATAATGAACCGCACCGGTATCGCTGGTCTGTCCGGTGTCGTTTTTGACTCCGATTCGGCCAGCATCGTGAAATACTTGCCCGCGCCTTTCTTTACCCCGGCGCCCGGCTATGTCCGACAGGCCCAACCGCACTACATCGGCCGCATGTACGGCATGTGGGATGCCTACGAGGACCCGACCGCAACGTCCATGCACTCCCTTGCTTACGGTATCGGTACGTCCGTTGGTGAGGCCGGGTACGTGGTCGGCGATTGTATCCCCCCGATCCCCTTTACCCACCCTGTTCAAAAAGATCTTCAAAAGTCTTCCACCCTCTGGGGCCTTGGATACCGCGATATCCATCCCTTCGATGGCCGGAATTACTTCATGGAACTCGAATTCACTACGGGCTGATAAGCCCCAATGGCAATTGCCGGTCTTCTCTCCTTTCCCGGCAATAAGGGGGCACCTTTCGGGCGGAGGGTGCCCCCTGCTTACCTTCTTAATTCCGCTTTAGGAGGCTGCAATGCCCGAAGAAAAAATAAAAATCCTGGTTACAAACCCCTCCGCGAGTGGATTCCATTACGCCGCACGGGGGTTTCGCTTCTTTATCCCGGGCGGGATTTTCGAACCAAAAGCATTTGAAATCCCGCAATCGCACGTTGAGGCATTGGCTGAGCATATCCGGAAACGGCGGCCCGTGATCAAGATTGGGCCTGCATGGGAAGAACCGGTAGAGGAGCCCGTTGCCGATCCTGCCGTAACCCCAGAAACCATGGTTCCCATGAGCAAAGAAGAGTTTTTTGGCGCGTGCCAGACCAGCAAGGTTACCGACATGGAGGATACCTGGACGGTAATCGTTCCGGACGGCCGCGAGTTCAGAATCGAGGCGACACACCACCTAAAAGCAAAACAGGCGGCCTACGGGCTTGTCTATGGAGGGGCTGAATAATGAAGAATACCATTACGAATGCCGCCGAAATAACCGTTCTGGCGCCGATCGATGCGACCGAAACCACTGGAGGCGGGCTCGTGTCCGTTGGCGCAACTGTTGTTGAGGCGCCGCGAGGTCAGCCAAACACGGTTCTGAAGGTGCTTTATTCGGATTGGCAGGAAATCCTCGGGAAACCGTTTTCCAAAAAGGTGGGCGGCGCCAAAATGGAGGGCCTTCGGCACGTTGCTGACGCCTTGCGGGATTGCGATTATGTCAATGTCGTTAGGGTTGTCGACAGCACTGCTGAGTACCCGTCCATCACCATGGATGATGAGGGCGTGCTGGTGAAGGACGGCAATGCCTATCCGGTTGTACCGGTAGAAGCCGGGACCGGAATCGTTTTGTCCATCTGGGTCATCGATGGGGACCCGTCTACCAACCGAAAAGTTGTCGTGTCGGACATTGACGCGACGACCGAGCGGTTCAAAATTACCTTTACCGATCTGGACGAAAACGGCGAAACGGACCCGGCCGCCACCGAAACCTATACGGTGGGCCTGGCCGCAACCGATGTTGATGACATGGGGCTTCCGGCCTTTATCGAAACCGTTCTCGAAAACAATTCGAGCCGGTACCGGTGCGACTTTAACGATACGTTCACGTTTGCTCAGTTTTCGACAGCCGCAACGACAGGGCTCGCCGTAGCGACGACTTTCACCGGTGGAACCAATGGCGGGACGCCAACATCCGAGGAATTTATAGCGGCATGGGACCTGTTCAGAAACGAGTCGTTTGCTGCCGATCTCATGTTTGCGGCCGGAAGCCTTGACACCGATGTCCTCGCAAATTGCGCGGCCATTGCTGAGTTGAGGCACAACACGTTTCTTTTCGACGCTTCGCCGGCCATAAAACACGATGCCGCGATCACCTGGATCGCAACGACCAGTATCGATAGCCGGCAGGCCAGATGTTACCATGCGCCTTTTTCCGCTTCGGACCGATTCTACGGCGGGCAAACAGTGTGGGGTGTCTCCGGAGAGATGGCGGCTGCCCATGCGAGGGGAAATGCCATTTATTCCGGCGAGGTCCCCGGCATCCATTATGCCGCGGCAGGCGAGAAACGCGCCAAGCTGAAACGGACCGGGATCAAACCGCTCTATGCCGACGATGTTCTGGATAGGGACGCTCTCTACACCGCCAGAATCAACCCGGTAATAGTTTCCTCAAGCGGCGGCGCCGTGTGCGATGACGATTTGGCGGTCTATTACAAAGAGAACTATGAGCGTTTCGGGTGGGTCAACCGGATCTTGAACTACATTGATCATCGGTTCGTTCAGGCCGCCTCGGCCGCGAAATTCGAGCCGGACGGGATCACCTACGAAAGCCTTTACCGGCAGACGAAAGAGATTCTTGACGATCTCGTAATGTCGGGCGGACTTGTCCCCCCGCGGGACCCGGCTTATGGGATTGAGCCTTACATCCTGACCGTCACTCAGCAAGAAATTGATCTCTGGTTGGTGCTCTGGGAAATATGCCCGACCGGCGCGGCTCGGCGTATTGCGGGTCAGCCGAAACTTATCAAATAAGATTTTTGGGTTTTAACCCTTTTTTAAAAATGAGGTGACAGTATGAGCATTCCCTTCGCGTTCCAGTACTTCGGCGCAAACACCATTTTCGACAAAACGTTTAATTACGACAAGCAGGTTCCTGAGAAAAAGGAACCGGTCGGAATTTTTGAGGCGGCGGAAGAAGACGAAGAGAGCCTGACGTCTTTTTCAAACCAGCAGATCAGAGCGATGGGCATGGCTTCTGCCATGGCATGGGTCGAGAACAAGGAATTCACCTATGCAGACCTGGACGCCATTGTCGTTGGCATGATCGACCTGGACGGCGACGGGGAAGTCTCTGATGACGAAGAGGACGATTACAATGACCTCTTGTCGGCAGTAGGCAATGCCCTGGTACAGCTCGGCGGGTCGGCGGCGAACGTCTCCTCTTTTTTTGACGAGGAAGATGACGAGCAGGGTAAAAAGCTCGGCCGGTTCATCGCCGACAAGCTGGATTCCCTCGAAATGGACAATGACGAGATCGTCAGCCGGTTTGCAACGGCCAGCGGCGAGGAAGATATCGTGTTCGAATCGGTCAAAAAGGTGATTCGAAACGGCGCCGTCACGTTTAAACGCAAACGGGTCAAGAAGTACCGCATGAGTCCGGCTCAAAAAGCGGCCTTGAAGGCGGCGAGGCGGCGGGCCAACACGGCTGGCGCCAGAAGAAACCGCGCCAAATCTATGCGAATCCGCAAGCAACATGGAATGAAATAGGAAGCGAATGGGCAAGTTCAAAAGACCGGAGGGGTTTTCGGATCTGGGGAATCATGACCAGGCCGTAAGCCCCCATCTAAAAGCGTGGATCTGGCAGGAAAACGTCAGCGTTTGCGCTGTATACGGTGAGGAAATCTCTCGGGATTTTCAGGTCAACTGGAATAGTCCGTTTGAGCAGGATTCCATCGGCGGGTATTTTGAAAAAATGGCTGGACTCGCGCAACTCGGGACCGGCGTTACCAGCAAGAGCCAGTTAAACAGCGCGCAAGTTTGGGAGGGTAATCGCCCGACCGTTTTTACCATGCCGCTTGTTTTTTATGCGCTGTCGGATGCCAGAAAAGAGGTCATGGAACCGATACGAGCGCTTGAGCGGATGCTGGTGCCCGCAACGGATGATTATTCACCATTCGGCGGCACGCCAAAGTCCGTAGCGATCCAAATCGGATACATGGCCTATTACCCCAATTGCGTAATCACCGGCCTTACCGTGCCCATGGGCCGCCCCAAAACGGCCGATGGGTACATGGTTTGGGCGGATGTGAATCTCCAGGTCGAAACCAAAGAAATGATCAACTTAGCAACCATTGACGCCACGCATACGTGGTGATGGAGAAATAACATGGCTCTATTTACGGGAACGGCGAACGTGCCACTGATCAAAAGCGCTTTTGCGGGATTTGTTGGCCTCGGTGAAAAAGCCAAAGCAGACGACTTCCAGATGACGATTCAGGGGTTCAACGACCTTAAATTTCTGGTTCAGACCGCACAGTGGCCCGCGATTAAGCGCGAGATGGTTGAGATTACTGGTCCGCATGGTATCCAGGTGAAGCAGCAGGGCAAAATCACGAATGCCCACGAGCTGCCGATCACCTTTATCGAGACGGTTCAGGGCCATGTTCTGAGGGATTTGCGGACCTGGGTAAAGGAAAAATCGTATCGTCAAGTCACGCTGAAGCTTCTCTCCGAAGCTCAACCGAACCCGAACGATTACACGTCCCTACTGATGGATTTTTGCTGGTTTGCTTCAGAGCCGGTTGAAAATTCAACGGAAGATAATGCCCCGCTGAAGGTATCCGGAACTCTTTACGTGAACTGGGTGTCTTATTTTTAACCCAACGTAAAGATTTAAAGTTTTGAAGTTTTAAAGGAGAGAGAATGACACCCCTTGAAATCATAGCGCAGGTATCCGCCCGGTTCGACACGCTCTATTACAGTGATTCCGCGAAGCTCGAACAGATGATCAAAGATTCAATGGGAGTATTTCAGGATCATGCCGGCGCGATCCGGTCCGTCAAGATCGAGACGCCTGAAACCTCCATTGCAAAACCGGCAGATTTTTTGGTAGTAGCGTCGACCTCGGACGCGAGAGGGCGGTGGACCGATTACAATGTCACGGCGACCGAAATCGAATTGTCCGGAACCTATGTCTATCCTGTCGATGTCTCATATCTCGTAGATTTTAGAGCGCTTGAGGTAGATGACGATCTCCCGCATGAAAGTATCGGCCTCATAACGAAACATTTCGCGGCATGCCTCACCCACCGGAACACGATCCGAGAACGAAACATTGCCATGGCAACCGGCATGCAGCGTGAATTACCGTCCGACGATGTGCTTAAGGCGGATATCAGCGCTGTTGAAATCGAAATGGACGATGCCATGGCGATTATCCCCATGAGCACCGTCGCTTAGGGGTGCTTCTTGGCAACCGACTACAACTCCATCAAAACGAAAATCGTCAAGCGGTTAGTGGAAACCCCGTTCAGGCATCCGTACCAATTCCGGATCGAGGTCAAGGGCTATCCGCAGGATGATTTTGACCTGCTGATTAAAGAGATATCCTATGGGCCCGACGAGATTGATGTTGAGCCTATAAAGGTTGGGCTTAAAGTCCTGACCTATCCTGTCGGTGTCCAGCCGGTAACTATATCAATGGTAATGCGGGACCACGAGGACCAAAGAGTTTCCAAATGGTTCGAATCGCAGATCAAAAAGATGGTGAACGCCGATGGCACCGTCAACCTGCCTGACAAATACAAGATCGAGATTAAAAGATTTTCAATAATATCTACTGGGAACGGTGAGGTCGAAACCGATAAGTGGGAGGTTATTCCGACCCAAATGGGCGATGTTACCGAATCCCGTGACGGTGAGGGGCTTTTGGAGTTCCCCATCGTATTCATTCAATTCAGATCATAAAGGAGAGAACCATGTTAATTCCGCCTTTTACACTGCCGAGCGACCCCACAAAGGAAATCGTTCTCCGGGAAGCGACTGTTGAAGATGCGCTTGATTTTAGTGCACTTGATCCCTCCAGGGAGGAAGCGGCGACAACCGCATTTCTAAACCGGATTCAGAACAAGGATTTTTTTCTTGATTCCCGCGACTGGACGGCCGATGACCGGCGCTTCGCATTGCTATGGTATTTCGTTTGCACCGAGGATGATCACCGGTATTCCGTTACTTACCAGTGCCAATGCGGCAAAGAGCATCGGCACACATTCGATCTTAAGACCTTGCTCGACAGCTACCATGCAATCAAAGGCGCCGCATTCAGGAAGGCCGAATTCGACGGTAAAAAGCTCGTCGTGAAACCGATATCTGGCCGGTCAATAGAGACGCTTGAGCTTGAGCGGATAGCGTTTGGACTATTGCCGGCAGGATCGGCAGAGGCAAGACAGCAAGGCATCAAAATGAAGCTGCAAACCCTTCTTTCTCAGATTTCCTTTGAGGACGGCGTTGCCCCTGCGCCCGGGGAGGATAGCCCTGTCGAATTGTGGATCCAAAAAATGGGGGTTAAGTCCCTCGAAAAGCTGATTGCCATTGTGGGGGCTATGGTGGAAGAAATGGAGCATGGCCTTGAATCCGTCTATGAGGATGGCCGGGTCTATTTCGTTTCCCCAAAACTTGCCTGCCCTGACGACAAGGAGGTTACGACCCGAGTTCGGGTCACGTTTCGGAATAGCGAGTTCATACCGCAACTATGATTCGAAGTCATGGCACAATATCATAAATAATTTGTGCAGGTTCGCTGGTCAGCAGATGCACGGGGTCCTGAAAAGCCCGAAAAGCATCGCTGTGAACCTGCACTCAGCAATAGAGAAGGCAAAGAAGAAAAAATGACGAAAGAAGATTTAGATCGACTCTTTTCGGACAATGAAACGAATGAGATCGGATGGGAGGGCGAGTGTCATGATTGCGGGAAAAATACAACTGTGCTCGCCGCTGTTGATGAATCCGGCCTGCTTTCTGTTTCAGGCGGCGCGGTTTATGGCAAGGGCGATCTGGTTTGGATAAAATGCGAAGCGTGCTTTGAAAAAGACGAAAAACTTCATAATTTTCAGCCATGCGAGGTCTATAGCCGGGTGGTCGGGTATCTGAGGCCTGTCAACCAGTGGAACCCCGGGAAGCAGGCCGAATACAAGAACAGGCATAACTTTGATTCTACATGGACATCATGAACGATAGCCCCCAAACCATCGCCATTCTCAAGAAGATTGAGCGGAATACGGCGGTCCTTGCCAAATTCGAAAAGGCTATGGCGTCGGCGACCCGGAAATATCCGGTCAAACCGATAACGCGGATTGGCACCGGACGGGTGGCTTACCTTCCGGCCGGTCCGGTGCCTGGGGCGTATAGAAAGCCGTATGGCGGAAATTCTTTTTTGCCAGGGAATATTCCCGTTGCCGGCCGTGCCGAAAAGGTGCGATCCGTAATGCCGGGAACGGGAACCCAACGACTACGGGATTCAAGCGGCCGGTTCACGAAAGCCATCCCCTCCGAAAAAACCGGGACCGTGGCAGCGGAACGGCGGGCGGCCGGGAATAGGCCGGTTTCCCAAAGCGGAACGACACCTGCTATCCAGCAATCCAAAAGCGCGGACCTCCTGAATCAGCGCAGGGTGAAAAAGCAAAACACTTGGCTCGCTGGTGCGATCGGGAAAGCCGTGGCCAAAGCGGGCGGGATTATCTCCAGAGCAAAGGACTTTATCGCTGGCGGTGCCCCAACCTCAGCGACCGATGCAGCCGGTATGGCCGCGGGCGGACCGTTTTGGGCCGCGGCGAAGGAGCTTGCCGATGCTGCCGGAACAACGAAAGACAACCGGTTCCTTAAGGCCGGGTTCGATAAAATTGCAGGGGCTTTTGGTGGCAAAAAGGCCGAGAAGCCCAAAGACGATAAGCGCGATGATCAGGGTCGCTTCTTAAAAGCTGCTGTTCAGCCAGGCAAAAAAAGCATCCTGAAAGACGTCCGGGACCATGAGCAGGCCGAGAAAACGACCGAGGCGATAGAGAGGGTTATTGAGGCTATCGAAAAGGCTGATAAAGCCGATGCCAGGCGGAGTTATGCGCTTCTGTCTGCATCCCGTGGGGGTGCCGCGGCCGGATCTTCAGGCCCGGGCATAGTTGAAGCGGTAGCGGGCGGGTGGTTACTGAACAAGGTCAGGAAGCTCACCGGGAAGTTTTTCGGAAAAAAAGTCGCCGAAGAAGTCGCCGAGACGGGCCTAAAAACAGGCACCAAGGTGGCGGCCAAAAGTGGCTTTATTGGCAAAGCCCTTGATGCGGGCAAAACGGCGGTCAAGACTGCTGGTGATTTTGTCGGGAATCTCCCCGGTGTCAAGACGGCGGCAGCAGTTGCCGGTGGTGTAGGCGCGAAGGTGGTTTCCTCTATAGCTCAAAATCCTGCCGTGAAGAGCGTTTCCAAGGCTATTGGTGAAAGTGCCATCGTCCAGGGTGCCAAGAATTTTGGCAAAAGCGGCATGGAGATGTTGGGAAAGGGCGGTGCGAAGGGCAGTGCAAAGACGATCGAAAAAGCAGCCGGAAAATCAGCCCTTAAAAAACTTCCCGGTGTTGGCGCAGCCATGGGTGCAGCCTTCGCTATCGACCGGGCTATCGACGGGGATTATGTTGGTGCGGCCGGCGAGCTGACATCCGGGCTTGTGAGCATCGTTCCCATTGTCGGTACCGTTGCCTCGGTTGCCATTGACGGTCTGCTTCTCGCCCGTGATTTGATGAAGGAGGGCATCATTGGCGGGGAGAATATGCCGGTTGCCAAGGGTGGGAAAACCGCTACTTCTGATGCGGAATTCTTTGAAAAGATGGGCTGGACGAAAGAGCAGGCTGCTGGCATTTCGGCAAATATTCAGGCCGAAAGCAGTGGTAACCACAAGGCAGAGGGCGATAAGGACGAAAATGGGGTTTACCGTGCTTACGGGCTTGCGCAGTGGCATAAACCAAGGCAGGAAGCCTTTAAGGAGTGGGCGGGAAAAGATATCCGCGAATCGAGCAGGGAAGAGCAGCTCAAATTCATTGACCATGAACTCCGCAACGGGGAATATTATCAAAAGGCCGGGCGCCATCTGGAACGGGCAAAAACCGCGGCCTCATCCGCAGAAATCGTTTCGGATAAGTATGAAGTACCTCATGACCCTGACGGTTCCAAAAGGAGATACCGCAAAGCACTGGCAGGGCAGATTTTATCCGACAGAAAAGAAGAAATAGCCAAGGTGGAAGCAACCGTGACAGGTCCAATGGCGGTTTCTGCAGGCACAGTGGCAGTTGGCGGCGTCGTGTCCGAAAGTACCGGCGACCAGGCCAAAACCGTTGGCGCAATCAAACCAGTATCCCCCATGCCGGCAGTGAAAGAGATCCAGGAGGCGCCTCAGGGAGGAACCGCTTCCACCGGGAATGCCCGTGCCGCGTCCAAAGGTCAGCAGTCAGCTCAATCGGCGGCCGGGCCTCGCCGGGAGCTTGCGGCAAAAAAGGACAAGAATTATAGAGACCCGTTCAACATCCCAACCGAATATGACGATTCGACCCTCACTTTGATGGCCTATGACAGGATTTGACTTTTCTTTTTCCACTTGATAAATTGCCTCATCGTCTCTTCCGAAAAACCGAAAAGAAAGGATATGAGAAATGAAAATCGCCCGCCATTCCGTCGCCGTATTGTGTTTTCTTGCAATTTTTGTTTGTTCATCGTCCGCCTTCTCGTGGGGAGAGCCTAAGCCGGTACCGCACAACGACAAGCGTGCAGTCATGGAGATCTTCCACAATATCGATTTCGAAAGGCTTGAGGCAATCGTAGCGGTAAGCAATCAATCGGTTGATGGGATGGTAAGGTTTTTGCGTGAAATTTCTAAGGGGTTCTCGGCCGCTGGCTACGACTTCGATCTAACGGTCGCAGAAGGGATGTCATCCGTAGAAAATATGATCTACATGAACAAGGTTTACGGGGACATGTTTTTGCCCGTTCACGCACTTATGGCGACAAAAGAGGGCGTGGCCGCATTAAAAAAAGACGGCGTTCTAAGCTACGGGACCATCGCCGTGATCCAAAAAACAAATTCCGACATCAAGGCAGAAGAATCCAGGCGGAGGGCATCAAACAGATGAAAACCCTATTCGCGTGGGTGCTGTTTTCGGCCCTGATGTGCTATATCCATGAGGACATTCTTCCCTTTCGGATACCCGGGCGACCGCCACGGGCTGCCGTTCCAAATCCAAAGACCCTGACGTCGCTTTTAGAGCACATAGACCTTGAGCATATGATCGAAACGCTTAACAATTGCGACCGTCTCCACGATGTGAAGTGCCTCCTTCGTGCCGTTGTCGATATCGGCAAGGGCTTTTATGCTGCCGGTTATAGCCTCGATAAGACCCTCGCCAAAGGATTTGCCACCACGGACGATGCCCTTTTCACGGACAATGTTTACGGGAATTTTTTATCCCCACTTTATGACCTCATATTGCTTCCGGGCGGCGCTGATGAGCTTGTTGGCCTGAGAATTTTAAAGGCCGAAACTGTCGCGGTAATGATCGCCGCCGACATAGAAACCCTGCCGAGCCAAAAACCGTAACAATATCCGTTCATACCAAAACCGCTTGCATTTTTCGTGCCCGCATGTATAAAGAAATAAAGTTTTAAAGAAATAAATAAACCTATAAAGGCTGCCCCCTATGAGCGCGATTCGTGAATACAATATGGTGACGCGATGAACTGGTGCATCCTTTCGGGGCCGAACAACCAAGCCTATCATAGTCACATCACCCTGGGGGCTTCGTACTGATGGGGTGGCTCTCCGACAGGCTCACGTACGCCAAACAGCAGATTGTCAAGTGGGTAGATATAGCAGAATCTTTGGAGGCGATTTGGGAAGAGGAGGTTGACCCCTATCTTGATGCTGCCGATAACTCGAAGTCGATCTATACCGCTTCGGATGAGGTTCTCGCTCTAAGGTTGACCGAGTTGCGGGACCTGTGCGCCGAGGATAACCTCTCTGGCGCCGAGGATAAACGGATCGCTATTGAGTGGCGCAGAATTGCTATTGAGTTCAAAGACGCTCGATATATGATCGATTCGACGCTTCTCCGAAAATTCTGGACAGCGGGGGTTGCATGGACCCCACTATATGCGCCTAAAGGCAGGCCTTACGGGGCGGAGTTCATTGGCAAAAATCAGCTTGAATCCGTTGGCGGTAACGTTTCGGACTATTTTCTGACTTGCCACGGGTCCGTAGATATAGGTCTTTCGACACTTGCGGAAATGGGCGTAACGATAGAGGATTTTGTTACGCAGGTGGGGGAAGAAATATCGCGTGTTCGGCCCGCGCATATCGTTTTTGACGGGGTTACCATTTCGTCTGAGGTGGATCTGCCGATCAACTTCGTCTCATTCGTCCGTGACGGGGATATTATCGAAATCGGCCTTCTCCCCGAATCTATAGTTGTCGGCGTAGGAATAGTTTCATGCCTTGGCGAAAAGCTCTCATCGGATCAAACAGCAATTGGCGCAACGGGTATTATTTCCGGGCCTGGGGCAAAAACAGCACTGGCATTAAGTGTGATATCCGCAAGCGGCATCGTTGAATCAACCGGCGTTAAATTTGAGGTTGGAAGCGGTGTATCGCAGGTATCGGCTATAGGAAACCTGTCTTCGGCATGGGCGAAAGTGGTTGGGAGCGTTGCAGCCGTATCTGCTATATCGGTAATAGACACGACATACCTGAAAGTAGCGGGCGCGGCCACGGCCGTGGTCTCTGCCGGGTCCGTGGTTGCGACCGGATCAAAAACACCGAGCGCCGCAACAATCGTCTCTGACATCGGCACCATCGTGTCGATCGGGGTAAAAGTGGCGGGCGCTACCACTGCCGTGACCGCAGATGGAGTCGTGTCAACGTCCTGGACAAAGGTTCGAAGCGCATCGACAGCCGTCTCTGGCTTAGGTGGTATCACGTCGAGTTGGACAAAGGTTGCGGCAGCGACCACGGCCGTGACCGCGGCCGGGTCCGTTGCGACGGTTGGGGCAAAAGCCCTGGGTGTATTAACGGCCATCTCTGGCATCGGCAGTATCACGTCGAGTGGAGTGAAGGTCGCATGGGCTGTCACCGGTGTAACCGCTGCCGCGTCCGTTGTGACGGACGGGACCAAGGTGCAGAGCACACCAACAGCCGTATCGAGCATAGGCACCACAGCGTCGAGTGGCGTGAAGGTGGCGGGCGCGGCCACGGCCGTGGTTGCTGCCGGGTCTGTGACGGCTGCCGGGGAACCGTTCTTTGAAGGGTTCACATACACCTTCCCCTTTACGTTTTAGATAGAAAAACCAATAACATTTTAATTACGAGGTGACAAAATGACGATGGGCTTTACGGTAACTGGTAAGAACAATATGTTAACGGCGGTCGGCATAACCCATTGCGTTCCTTGCAACGGGGACCCGTCAACCGGAGGTACCGAGCTTGCGGCGCGTCAAGCAATCACGCTTGCGGCGGCGTCAGGCGGGTCGAGAGTTGGCGATTGCGATCCAGCCTTGGAATTCAGCATCGCGGCTGGGCAGACCGTCAACCATATTGGGTACTATAACGCATTAACCGGTGGTGCGCTCATCGCGCGAGACGATGTTACGGCGGAGGTCTACGGCGCGGCCGGGATATACCGGCTTACCGCGGCGACTTTCTCTTTGAGCGATCCGTGATGATCCGTCAAGGCCATGCTGATTCATTGGCAAGAATCTGCATGGCCTTTGTCTCCTTATATTTTTCCTGTTGCATTTTTCGTGCCCGCATGTATAAAGAAATAAAGTTATAAAGCAATAAATCTTTAAAGGCTACCCATGAGCGTCATCCGTGAATATAACTGGGAGATAGGCCTATCTCCATCAGAGGGGATCAAAACCCATGATGATAGCGATGCCATGAATCAGCGCATCCTTGAGTGGCTAAACACTCCCACCGGCACAGTGGCGGATCATCCATCCTGGGGGCATCCGCTTAACATTTACAAACACGATCCGACAAGCCCGAATCTGAGCATTATCGCCAGTATGGCAATCCGGAAAAAAATAATTCAGGACATTGAAGACCTCGTTGTTGGAAGGGTTTATGCAGAATTTTCCGAAATAGACATGATGCACATAACTATCGAACATGCTAATGGAATTTTTGACATGCGGGTGTATGTATGATCAGCAAAGAAGAGGCGATAGAGAAATTTAAAGAGATCTTGGGCGCCAAGGCGTCATGGACTCAGCTTAAAGACTCGCAGTTCGTTCAGCATTTGGCTATTTTCGTTTCATGGGCGCTCAGGCAGGCGCTTTACCGAATAGAGAGATCTTTTCAGGAATACTTTCGCTCAACCGCTGTTAGCAGATCGAGCATTCTTGCCCACGTTGAGGATGAAAATTACATCCCGACGAAGGCCGCCCCGTCTGTCGGGACCGCAAATATCAAAAATAACGGCACTGCCAATGTAGTTCTTCTCGCAAACCAACCCTTTTTCTCAGATACGCAGGAAGATTATATCCTGGTGCCGACAATAGAAATTGCCCCTGGCGACACCGAAACAGCCGAATTGAAGCAGTTGGAGATTACCGAAACGGATTATCCCGTTACTGAAGAAATGGCCTTTTATGAGATTCTGTTCGATCAGGAATTGTCGGATAAAATATGTGGCATTTCGGTCCAGGTGGATCTTGGAGAAGGTGCTGGGTTCGAGCCGTGGACCTTTTCTTCTCGGTTTCAAAACGTGAGCGCAACGGCTCATGTTTACGACGAGTTTTACGCGCATACGGCTCAGACCGGCATCAGATTTGGAAACGGTGTTTTTGGGCTCATTCCGCCGCTTGGCAGCACGATAAAAATTATCCTGTCCATTACCAACGGGGAGACCACGCTTAACTCAGGGCAGTCCTTAAGCATCGTTGGCGAGGTCCTTGATTCTGCTGGTGAGCCTGCCAATGTCAAGGTAACGACAGTGACGCCGGTTATCGGCGGGACCGACATGGAGGGCTATGAGTCGATTCGGCGGAATTTGCAGTACTGGCCGATCTATAATGGCCGGCTCGTATGGAAAGAGGATTACGAGTTTTTCATAAAAAAACGCTTCCCAAACGTCTTCTGGGCTCGGGCATGGGGTGAGCAGGAAGCGACACTCGCCAATGGCGGTGTTAGTAGCCTTGATTTCGTCAACAAGATCTTTATATCAGCTTATGCGGAAGACATGTCTACAGTCGAAGTCGATGTCATCGCCGCCCTTGAGGCTGAACCGCGGCTGAATCGGACCTTCGAGTGGGTTGATCCGGTCGTAACCCTTTACACCATAACCGTTTCCGGGAAAGTCTCCAGGGCCCGGAATATAGATGCGGTAAATTTTGCGATACGGACCGCTCTCCTTGCAAATTATGGCGCCACTTCTGCCTCTCTCGGCAAAGAGTTCATCCTTCACGAATGCTATGCGATCGTACAGGCGCTTAATCTCTTTTCAGATACCGGAGAGTATTTCACAGTTACGAAATCCGGAGATCCGACAGGCGTTTTAAACGAGTTTTACGCCACAGATACCGACCACATCACCCTGGAGGTATCGTACTGATGGGGTGGCTGTCGGAAAGGCTTACATATGCGAAGCAGCAGATAGCCAGATGGGTCGATCTCGCCGAATCCATAGAGGCCATTTGGGAAGAAGAGGTCGACCCCCATGTTGCCGATTCGGATAATGCAAAATCTATCTATACGGCATCTGATGAAGTGCTGTTAAGGCGATTGCGGGATCTAAAAGACCTGTGCGCAGACGACAACCTGTCAGGTGCAGAAGATAAGCGGATCGCTATTGAGTGGCGCAGAATTGCCATAGAGTTCAAAGATACTCAGCTCATGATCGAATCGACGTTGCTCCGAAAATTCTGGACTACTGGAGTGACATGGACGCCGCTATATGCTCCGAGGGATACGCCTTATGGCACAGAGTTCGTTGGTCAAACCCAACTATCGTTAGTCGGTAAAAATATCGAGGACTATTTTCTGACTTGCCACGGGTCCGTAGATATAGGTCTATCCACACTCTCAACCCTTGGCATTACAATAGAAAATTTCGTAACTCAGGTTTGGGATGAGATGTTGCGCGTGAGGCCCGCGCATATCGTTTTTGACGGGGTGAAGATTTTTTCAGAGGTCGATTTACCGATTAACTTTGTGTCCTTCGTCCGGGACGGTGACGTCATTGAAATTGGCGTTCTCGATGGTGGGTTCCCTTACACACTTCCATTTACGTTTTAACATGGTGCAAATATGCAATTCCCTGGCATAAGATTAACATCCCTCGGGGCTGACCTACTGGCGAAGGCACAAACCGGGACCACTCTCGAATACACGAGGGTCGGCCTTGGAGCCGGAAAACTGCCTATCGATAACGGGGCTGTATGGGCGGCGGGTGTCGATTATGCGGTTGGCGATGTCGTTGACGTGGATTCTGGCGCAGAGACGCTGGTATGCACCGTGGCGCATACTTCGGAGCTGCCGGAACCGGATGAAACGGATATTAAGTGGGATCTGTTTGCCGGGACACCAACCTATGACAGTCTGACCGAATTATTTGATTTAAAATATTACGCCCCTATATCGTCACTCTATGCCCCAGGCGGAGGGGTCGCAAGAATACGGTTCCGATTCTCTAACAGGGACGTCTTCACTGGGTTTCGGCTGTCAGAATTCGGTATTTTTGCACAAGATCCGGATGTCGGGGAAGTCCTTTACGGGATATCCTTCGCTGATGAGGCGGATTTTATCCCCCCTGGTGCCGGGTCCACAACCATGGAGAAATGGGTCGATGTAATGACGGCCATTGGGCAGGCCGAAAACCTCACATTCACAATTAGCGAGTTGGTTGTAACGGCATCAATCCATGACGTAACGGCTATAGCAACACGCGCATATCACTACGCAATAATGATATAGGGGGCCAAAGCATGACGGACACATATAAAGCCATTGCCGGGTTGATCCCGGATTCGACCGACGAGGTAGAGCTGTACGAATGCCCCGCTAATACCTCGGTGCCGGCCGCTGTAATAAATGTCTGCAACATTGATAGCGAATACCACCCATACGGGGTTTATCTCACTGGCGTTACCGGCGTATCGGGTAATCTCCCCCTGGTGGCCTACGGTCTCAACCGTGTCGGAGGCGCACCTCAACAGATCAGCGTTACGCTGAGTGCGGGCCAAACCATTCGCGTAAAATCCGGTGCTGCCGACATGATAGCGTTCGCGTTAATGGGCTTGGAGGTATCATGATTAGAGGATTTGAAGGCGAGGTCGGTGGCCTAAGACCTCCAATGACCATTCATAGAAAATTTTATTGTGGGGCAGATGCGTTAACCTATGCGAATTGGCTCCCGACCATAGCGAATGACGGCAGTATGATTCGCCTGCCGACAAATGGAACAGGTTCGGTAGAGCGTTATGACTCGGCTGGAAACGTGGTTTGGACCAGGGCATGCACCTATGTCAATGCGGCATGTGACAAATGGGGAGGGCTCATCTGGTATGACAACGTAGACGAGGCGTTGTGGGTGTTTGCCATCGATACAGGGGCAACTCCTGATAGGGTTTATGTCGCAAAGCTTGACGACCTAACCGGAACCATTACATCCATCGGTTCTTTCCAGGCGGATGTCAATCTATCCCGCGGAGATCAGGGCGGTTTTATCGAGAGAGCGGCGCACGGATCTGGAGATTTCACGATTTGCGACGATAACGACAGCTATGTCATTTCGTCATCAGACGGGTCAATCGTATCGGGTCCTGTCGGGATTACTCTCGGTGGCATAACTCCACATCACCCTGGTTATCGTACGGCTGACGGCATGACGATGATTAGGACGGGACCCCTCTATACCGGAGCGGCGTTCCTGGTGTCTGTTTATCGTGGCGGTGGAGTAGGCGAAATTCTGTTTTATGGTAGCACGGACGGGAATGGGTTCGGCGTATATAATCAATATGCATGCTGCATTCTATGGGACAGCTATGTTGCCACAAGCGTTGGGTTCGCGGATTCAGCGGTCTCAACCCCATATGGACCGAGATATTTCGAACGAGTAGACTTCGACAGGTGGTTAAACGACATTGCCGACATACTTGGGTTGCCGGAAGCGTCGGCATAAATTGGAGATATAAATGAGAATAGTACAATTCCCGATAGTAATAAATAACGGCATCGTGGCCTACCCTGACGATGTCTCGAAATTCAGAAATGCGACCCCGCATGGTAATTTTATCGTCGCCGAATATTCAGGCGCGCTGCCCCTTGACGATTACACAGAACCGGAACCTGTATCCGTGTTTATCAGCCATTGGAAATTGCGGACGCTCTTTACGCTGGAAGAGGAGGTTGCTTTCGACAATTTTGAGGAGAATGCCGACTTGACGGCCGACCAGAAAAAGATTCTCAGAACCATCACGCGGCGACTCGAATCGGTCAAGGATAAAGAGGTGGATTTGAAGGACCCGGCGACAGTCGAGGCACTGCAAACGTTGGAGCAATTCGGAATTATTGGAGAAGGCAAGGCCGAAACCATACTGGCGTACAGGCTAAATTGATGAAGATGGGGTCGGTTGTTCGGCCGAAGGCTATAAGAGAGAGGAATGACACTGTGAAAAAAATACTCTGGATTTTTTGTTTGTTTTCGATGTTGGTTGGATCTGTGTCTACATCTTCGGCATCTGATATTGTTTGGGCCGACAAAATTGCGAACGACTGGATTCCGCCACTCCTTGATACGGAGAAATTCTCGGAGGAGGACGCAAATGCAATAAAGGCGGCGGTTAACAGCAAGCTGGACACGGTTGCCACCCTTGCCGAGCTTATTGCGCTACCCCTCCCGGCGGATGGTACGATCGTTCATGTTGCAGGCCGCACATCGGCAGGCGATGGGTACGAGGGAGACTTCGAGTGGGATAGTACCCCATGCGTAGCGAATGTTACCGCTGATACGCAAAAAGGGATCACCGCCGCTCCCAGCGCTCTTCCAACCGGCTCTGGTGGTGCTTGGTGGAGGACATACGCTCCGAGAGCAATAAACGCGCTGTGGTTCGGCGCGGACAAAACCGGAACGTCCGACAGCACAGCGGCCATTATGGCGATGCTGGCGGTCGGGAAAAACGATAATTTCCTTCCGGAGGGGAATTATCTTGTAACAGCGCTTACATTGACCAAGGCAAATCAAAAATTGAGAGGGGCGGGTCGAAGCGTTACGACGATTACAAATACTTCGAATTCTGCGAATTGTATTTATTTCTACCCGCCTTCTCCAAGCTCCGGGAACGAGTTCCTTTATAATTGCGGGATTTCCGATCTGAGCGTTACAAATGCCGGTACCGTATCGACAGGGATTGGAATTTATTTGAGACAGGTTGCTGGTTTTACTCTCAAAAACGTATCTGTTAGTAGGTATCTTAAGGGCATTCAAGTCGCTGGTGGGCAGCTTAATCAGTTATCCGATTTCGTTTTGTCATGCTCCGGATATACCGGAGCTGCCATAGCTGGTGCCGGGTTGCTGTATTTCACACGGACACTAAACTCGGACGGGGCAACATACCAAGCTCCGTTCACTTGCCAGGTGAGTAATTTTTCTATTGGAGGCGCGACAATAGCTGAAAGTTGTATCAGTGTACTCGCATGCGACGGCCTGACCATAATGAACGGCTACGTCAGTTGGGCCAAAGATTACTTAATCAGAATCAATGAATCGAACGATACAAAAATCTCCGCACTGACCATAGGCCCCGGCTTGTTTTTGGATGGAGTTAATACACCGAATACTGATTATGCGATCTACGCAAATAACTCCTCGAATCAAAGCATGCTCGTAAAAATCATGGGGAATATTATTGGTCAAACGGATTACGGAATCTACGGGGGGACGGGCCTCGGGACCGTCTCGGTGTCTGACAATGAGTTTGTAAATATCCCGAACGATGTTGTTTCGCTATCTGGCAGCAGTAGCGCGCTGGATGCCTCGATTGTCGGTAATTCGTTCGGTGGATCTGCCACGGTGGACGACATGGCAGATATTAGGATAGCGAGCGCCAACCGAGTGGTCGTTTCCGGAAACAAAATATCTGGTGCTACCGGAACCGGTTCGGCCGGTATCAACCTTTCAGGGACGATTACTGCCGCGACCATTGTGGGCAATTTAGTTCAGACATGTACCACTGATCTGATCAATACTGCCACAATTTCCGGGAAATTTGTCCAATCTGGCAATGTGTCAAACTGCACCACTAAAATCCTTAACGGGTCGATCCTGGGGAATGAAGACAACGCCGGAACAACGGTGCTCGATTGGTATCTGGAGGGCACATGGACACCAACGATAACCATCGGCGGAAGCTCAACTGGCATCACTTACAGCAACCAAGTTGGCCGGTATACGCGGGTCGGCAACATTGTCCATTTCGGGATTAATATTACCTTGACAAGTAAAGGTAGTGAAACAGGTTACGTTTTGATCGAAGGACTTCCCTACACGGTTCATAACGCGCTGAGCTTCCCGTGTGCTATCAGGGCTACTGCATTGGCGTCTGGAGCGATGAACCAGGGACTTTACGCTTTAGCGCTGTACAGCTCAACCTCGGTTAAGGTGTATACTGGAGCCACTGATGGATCAAGCGCTCAGATTACGGATGCGCATCTGTTAGACACTTCGGTCATAAGCGTTTCCGGGAGTTATAGGGTCCAATAAACGATTCAATTAATGGAGTAATCTCTATGGACAAAATTAATTTCACGAATTTCAACGAGAAGGGGCTATCCCCCATCACGGACGCTCTGACCCAAAAGCACGGGCAGGTGATTGCCAAAGTCGATGCCCCGAACATGCCGAAGCGAGAAGATGGATTTTCCGTAAAAACGGCGACCATCACTTTTGAGTCGGGCCAAAAGCTGGTGCTTAAAATCAAGGGGAACGGGTCGATCTTCCAGGCGAGGATCAACAGCAAGGTGGTGCCGATCAAGCATGCCGACATATCCGAAGCTGGTGAGCTTGCGAAGGCGATTGGGGAAATTGCCGGGTATTTGAAAAAGAACGAATCGACCTACCTTAAGCAGCGGCGGAAGCGGGCGCTCAAAAAAGAGCAGGGCGGGACGCCGGCCGTTTCAACCAGCACAAAAAAGCAGCTTGCGGATAAAAAGGCCGAGCTTGAGACCGTTACGGTGGAAACCGAGGAGATTAAGGTCGCTCTGGCCGAAATCAAGGGAACGGTTGACGTAAAAATGTCCGATTATTCCGGGATCATGGCCGAGCTTGAGGTGGAGAACAAAACGAATGAAACCCTTCGGGCCGAGCTGTCCGAATTACAGGAGGCTGCATAATATGAATCCCCTACATGATGGTGTCCGTATACTGACCGGAGTCGATTTCTTTGCAAAAGGGTATTCGGACCAGGAGATGAATACCATCTATTACGGGTTGTCGGCTGATCCGGAGGATGCCCGCCTGTTGTGCGAATCGGCGTCCTTTTCCGATATTGATGATGCATGGAATGCCGGTGAGGATATCATAGTCGAGTCGGTCCGGGTAAAGCGGTTTGCCAATACCGAGGCGAAAATGCTTGCCCTGGTGAAATCCCTCAATAAGCATGGCGAATCCGGGATTGTTGCGGCGGCGCCTGTTATCGGTACGCCTCGAAAGTCCGGTTTGTTCGCAACGGTTACGGTCCAGATACCGCTGTCAGACGGGCAGGTGATCAGCATCCTCTTCCATGCCCCGGGCGGAAACGACAAGAAGATCTTGCCGGACGATACCATCGTTGCCTTTGCCTGGAAGCTGAACAAAAAGGATATCACGCATGTCGTTTCCCCTGAATCCGGGAAGGACGTCTCTTTGGAGCAGACATGTATCCGGCTGATGCAACTCGCGGCTAAGAATTCCGAGGCGTTTCAGAAAGGCCAAGGGGACGTTGCGGCGCAAAAGGCGGAATTGGCAGAGGTGACGCAAAATATTGATGCCCTTGAGGCTCAACGGCTATCCATTTTGGATGAGGTATCGGCGCTTACCGAACGGTCCGGTAGTGTTGATGCGGATATCAAAGACGCTTCGGCGAGGCTGGAAAAAGTAAAACAGAGCAATGCCGATTTGCGGGCTGAGATTGACGCTTTGAAAATTAGGAGGGATGAGCAGGCCGCCAGTGACAGCAAGGTGTCAGAATACAATCGCCGAGTAGCATTGGGGGCAGAGCGCGTCCCGGGGTTACGCCTCCAGGACCTTGAACAGGCCGGGATTATGGCCGAGTTGCTGGACAAGGGCGAGATCACACAGGCCGAATGGGATAAATATGTGGACCAATTGAAGGCTGAAAACAGAATCGTGCTGACAGATCCATTGCCTGCCGATGAAGGTCCGGCCGAAGATGAAACGGCGGCATCGACTGAGGTTACGAAGCCTGACCCCTTGCCAGTTGAAAGCCGTATCTCTGAAGGCAAGGCCAACATCGATGCCGTTGTGAAAGATCTCGGGGGAGTCCTGGGCACATGGGAACCAGATAAAAACAGGCTTGGCGAGTGGGAAAAGACGACCCTTACCATTAATGGCACCGAGCTTCGGTTGCATGTTTCTGGCGGCGGCGTGGTTCAGGTAAATGGAGATCCGCACACTCCTGGTGGGTCGCTGAATGTGACGGTTGAGGCTGTGAAGGAATCCATCATGGCCGCGTTGCCTGCCGAGGAGAAAAAGGCCGATGAAACAATGCCAAAAGAAGAGGGGAAAGCCCCTATCGTTCCCGTCTTGCCGCCAGCAGATCAAACCGATGGTATGCCCGCCCAACGCGCCGCGAAGCTTCTCTATAGCCTCGGGTATGAAGCCTCGGTAATGGATGGGGATTTCCACCGGAAGGTCAAGAGCGGATCTTATACTGATCTTGTCATAGAAGCGCGTGATGAAGGCCCGGACGGACAACGGGTGATTTATTTTACGCAATACATTGAAATGAACGGCGACCTTGTGACCGACTCGGAAATGGTTTTTACGACCAGCGCTGATACCGGGCGCCTTCGGTTGAGCGGTATTGCCTATCGCGGTCCGCTTGGGGAGGTCCGGCGCACCAAGGTTGGCCGGCCGGAAAGAAGCTGGGCGAACACGTTCTCTAAGAATCTTTTGAGTCAGGGGTTTGATAAGGGTTGGGTCGAGGGGGAAGAACCTCCCAATAAGAGCGTCGAAGAACCGCAAAAGCCCGAGCAAAAATACGACATAGGGTTTTCGTGGGAGGCATACCCCGATGGTACCAGGACGATTTCGTCTTTCGAGTTTGACGGCGGGAAGTGGGCTTACGGTGTAAAGTCGAGCTGGATGGAGCTTGGGTTTACTGAACTTATTCCCGTCGATCAGATAGACAGGATGATAGAGGTCGATACTGCCAATAGTAAGTCGAGGAAAGAGCAGGCGGTGCGAGATGCGGAAGGGAAGTCGCGTGCAGATGAGGCTCGAAAGGAATTCGAAAACGTGAACGGATTTACAGACGGCATGGACCCGATGCGAAAAGAGAAGACCCTGGTCAACCTCAACTCTCAACGAAGATTTGATGGCGTTGTCATGACCATAAAGGGAAAGGTCGAGTCGGAAATCAGCGCTGGCCGCAAGGTAGTTATGCGCGACGGTGAGCGTTTTTTTACGACTGATGACGGCGCCTTTTTGACCGAGAAATCATTAACCAAAACCGGCATGGATTATGCTCAATACCTTCAAGAAAAGTCCGCTTCTGTGCCTGAGCCAGAGCCCGCGCCTGAACCGGAACCAATCGTCCCGCCTGCCGAGCAAAACGAGCCAGAACCCGAACCGGTAATAGAACCGGAACCAACCCCGGTACCCGACCAGAACGAACCCGAACCCTCCCCGTCTGTCGAACCGCAAGAACTCGCGGCGGTAACCGTGGCCAATGACGTCCTTTCCGGGAAATACGATCACTTGACACCGGGCGCCCTTGCCGATGTGATTGAACAAGTCTTTGACCTTCCGGAAGATCAATACGCCGACCTGATGGAAAAAGTTGACGCTTACGCAACCGCACTGACCAAGAAAGCCGCGGCTTAAAGGAGAATCGCACCATGGCCTTATCATTCAAGGAAAGAAACCAGATCCGGAAGCAGATCGGCGCAAAACTGAGCGAGCTGGAAGCCGGGACGCTCAGTTTTAAAGAGAAAAACGCGGTTCGGCGCGAGATCGGAGAGCTTTTAAAGCAGCTTGATGAGAAGCTGGACACCGGAGCCGGGGATGAAAACCAGAAGTTGAAGGATCTTATCTCCGGGAAATTTGACGATGAAACACCGATTCGATTTTTGAGCATCCTGAAGGAAATTGTGGATGAGATCAAGGATGTTGAGCCTGTGAAGCCGCCCACTATCCGGTATATCGAAAAGCGTATAGAGGGCCTTTAATATGGTGACGGTTGCCGACAGGGTGAGAGAAGCGCAGTCCTTTGAGTCATTGGCACTCGTATTTAGCTCTTATATCGGTATCGGCTATGATTCATGGGTGAGCCACTACAACGAGGGCAAATCAATATTGGACCATCTCGAAAAAGCCCGCGCGACAGATGATCCCCTTGAACGGTGGGAACTACTTATTCCGATAGGCAATCGCGGCGGGAATTCCTATCGAGCTGTCGGGGTTGAGCGTGAAGATGTTTTGAGGGAAATATCGGAATTGAGTCCGAAGGCGTCTATGGGCTCATTAACTTTTGACCATTTTCTTGAATCAGGGAAAATCATTGAAGGTGCCGATAAGATTTTGCAGTCAAAAAGTCGGGCGGAAATGGAATCCGTTTCTATCGAAATTAAGGAGATTTACGCCAAGCACCAAGAGGCGCTCAACAAGACGGCTGATGCGTTGAGGGAAAACTCGGATTATGAGCAGGTGAACACCAAGTTGACATCGATCGAGATTGATTACAGAAAAAAGGTCAGCGATTTGGAACGTTCGGTTGGTATCACTATTGGATCTGAAAATTATACAGAAAAGCTTAGAGAGTTGAGGGCGTGGAGAGAGGCGGAAACGAGGGATCTGAAACCAAAAATGGAGGCCTTCCTCGAAAAGCTTTATGACCTTCAAGCCGGAATTAACGCTTCGGTGCGTGAAAAGGTGGCGCCGCTGGAAGAGCGCCTTGTAGCCCTGAAAGAAAAAAGCGACGCCGAAAAGGCAGAATTTAAGGATGCCGTAATGGCGACCGTGCTTTCAGCATCTCCCGTGACAGCCGATCAGGCCGAAGCATGGGCGAATAGCCAGGAAATTACGGCCAGCTCAAAGGCAAGGCTGAAAAAGATCAGATATCCGGTCGAGACCCTAAAAAAAGACATGGCCGAGTTCTATAGGCTGGTCGGCGGCCGGGCACCGAAAGTGAATATCGTCACGAAGGGGCATCGCAGGGCATGCGCCAACTCGGATACCGGGACCATCTACCTGGACGGGAACTTTTCGAAAACGACACTATTTCACGAAATGGGCCACATACTTGAAAATAATGCCAGGGTTAAGTCGGCAACGAATCAATATCTCGATAAAAGGACGGGCGGGAGGATGGCGCCTCCGGTAAAATTGAGTCGGCTTACCGGCAATAAGGCTTACCGTGGTGGAGAGGTCGCCTTTGAAGATGACTTCTTCCATCCCTATGTTGGGAAGCGGTATTCCTCTGGCGTTACCGAGGTGTGCAGCATGGGCATGCAGCAGTTTGCGACCGCGGACGGAATGGCTTTCCTTTACGAGAAAGACTCTGAGCTTTTTCAGCTCATACTCGGAATCATGAAGGCTCCACTTGGGACCGTCGAAAAAGAGGTCCTGGCAAAGCAGGAATCGATGATCGAGAATGAAAAACAAAAGGCGAAATTGAGCGAGGCCTTTTATTCCGTGCTTGAGAAAAAGAGTGCTGATATTGAGCAGAAGATAGCTGGAACCATCATTGCCGTATCTTCCTGGAAATCAAAGCCGAGCCTCGGGGCTGATAACCGGTTTCAGGTGATACTTGACGGGGCTTTCGTAACGCTTTTCACGTCCCAAAAAGAATTACGCATGGGGCTGTATATGCTTGTTTTTTCGTATAATCAGTATGGTAGAGATACCGCTATTCAGTGGGCGCATGGCATTCGCCAATACATCGAAGAGCGCTCAATGTTGCAGGATCATTTTATCGACAAAGCCCAAAAGGGCGGAGTTCCCGAAATTGACACAACCCTTCTTCCCCGTGCGGAGGCGAATGCGGCGTAATATGCAATTTTTAGAAGACGATATTATTTACCCCGAAAGTGAATACCGGTTTTTCGTGGCCACTACGGCCGGGTACGCCGTTATCCGGACCGAAGAAACGCAGTGGGACGTTCCGGCGCCTGTTACGGTTGATGACATGGGGAGCGTGGGCGCCATGCGATGCCTTGAGGCGCTCTTCTCGGCTGGGGCTATAGGAATGACCGGAAAACCGGTAAGTCTTCAAAATTCACCGCCGGCCGACATTTACAATGCGCTTTTGATGGCAAATCCGGACTTGATTTTAAGTTTTGATCTCGTTGAGGGGTTTCTGCCGGAGGATATTCCGGTTGATGATGGGCCTATGCAGTTGGTTGCCGAGTCTGCCGGTTATTATTGGCGTGATGATATCCGAAATGCCGGGAGCGTGGATGATATAAAACGCGCTTTTATCGGTGCAGGGCTTTTGGACTATAAGTTGGAGACGATGCCAGAGCTTCCAGACCCACCAAAACCGACTAAGCTGGAAATCTATACCGAGTCCGTAAAAATAGTTGATGGCTTCAAGTCCGAACTGCAATCTCTATGGCCTAAGAGATCAAAACTTGACCGTGAAAGAAAGGACCGTTTGCGAGAGGATATAGAATGGTTCGAAACGGAGGATGGTAAAAAAGACCTTCGAGAACGCGCAGAAAATCGATTATCGGAAAGGGCGCAAAAGGAAAATTTCATTGAGCTGGGGCGAATGGAAATAAAGCCCGGAATATATAATGCGCTGATTCTTTCCCGTGGGGTCGGGTATTATGGCTATGTTATCCGAAGAGCATCCTTGTGGGATGAAAACGATAAGGTCGATATCGCGACTGTGCCGAGCTATGATATCGGCAGTGGGGTCACCCCCGATGCGGCAATGGTAAATGCGATTGTTGATGCCATAGTATCCGGAAGTTCCAAAAACATTCCCGTGTTCAAAAAAATTGCGCCTGCTCATCTTTATGCAGCCGCCGAGAAATACGCCGGGATTATCAATACCATGCACGATGTCCCTTATGTTGACCCGCAAAAAAACAGGGTTTTACACGGGAGATATACGGCGGCCAAAGGATATCTCGGTGATATCGGCCGGTATATTCGTGATGGCCGTTTTTTTGCACTCGATAATCTGATTCCCGAAATCAAAAAAAATATTCTCGATCCGTTTAAGCGCGAATTAAAGGCCAAGGCCGAAAAAGAAGAGGCTGAACGCAAAGAGCTTGCCGCAACGGTTGAGCATGATGAGCGAGTAAAAAAGCAACGATCCGAAAACCGCCCGATCCTGGAAGCTTTTTTTAAAAACATAAAGCTTAAAAAGCATGAGTATTCAACCGCTTGGGATGCTAATCCCGATGGCGGCGGGAAAAGAACCGTGTCGGGGTGGCGATATGGTGAGCTTTTCGCAGTGCATAAGGAGGATGGTAGGGGATCTCAGTGGTCGGTAACCCATCTTCCAACAGGTAGGGCTGTCGGCAGGGGAATTGCCTCAAAGGTTCAGGCCGCCGAATGGGCATGGCGGTTAGACAAAATGGGGGATGTTTGGAAATTCAACGACATAGCCGATATTCCCGATGGATTATCAAGCCTTGTTGCGGACGAATGGCGAAAGATGCAGGATGCCGAGATTCCGGAAGAAATAAAGCCAGGCATTTAAAGCGGCATTTCCGCTTGCCTTCGCATAAAGATTTAAAGTAATAAATAAAAAAAGTTTTATACAACCGTTCTTTGAAAATTTGGGAGTGTGGCAAAAGCTTGGACATCTCCAAAAAATATGAAATCCTAAATCTCGTCAAGACGATTGACGAAACGGCCATGGTGATGTCGTTCTTTCACCGGGCTGGACGGATTGCGAATCGGGCGGTGAAAGAGAATAAAAAAGCGTGGGAAGCGCTGGAGAATCTTTTGGATAGAGAATTGAAGATAGGAGAGATGAAATGCAAATAAAAATAGTGAGCCCTAACTGGTCATACTCAAACGGAACGATCACGTTTTCTGCTTCCGTCCAGATCGCAACAGACGATTACAATGAAGAGTCAGGAACCGGGCAAGTTCTTTGGTCTGATTCCTTTTCCGGTAAACGTGAGGTGGCTGATTCATCTGATTGGTATCCGCTGATGAAAGCTGAATTACTCAGAAAGGCGCAAGAAATTGTTTCGCTTTTCATCATCAATATGACATCGGTGCTGGCAAAAACTGGCAAGCAGTCAATCGACGAGATCATTGCCGATGTCGTCAGTCATGTGGAGGGGAATCTATAATGGCATTTACTCTTGATCATACAAGCGGAAACTCGCTTACTTTTGATGACAGTACGCCAGCTAAAACCGTCACCGGATGGGCTCCTATCAGCGCGGGTGCAGGTGCGTTTTTTGATTATGTGAACATCCAGCTATCAATAGCGTTCGGCAATGCTGCTGACGGTAACGCAACTATCAAATGCCGGGTGAGCGCCGATGGCGGAACAACTGACAGTGATCAGGCTATTGACTTGAACAGCGTTGCTTATACCGTGAGCACAACGAAAATAATCACGGTTCGGCTTGAGAAATTTAATTACGCTGAAATAGGCGTTTACAATGGCAATTCTGCTGCTCAAGATATAACCCTCTCCGGCTCATGGGAAGGGCTGAAGATAACGGATAGCTAATGATAATCAAAGCGTTTCCAAAAAATAAACCCCGCCAGTGGGGACCAAATGAGGCTGTACGTAATGCCGGACGTGATTACTATGAAAAGATAGGCGTTGTGCCGCCTCTTGTTCTGTCTCCGTGTTGGGAGACATCCGATAATGCGTCAATCCATAATTATGGGTCTCAACTAATCAACTTTTCCCTTGTTGGTCCCATCAGATCAAACGAAAACGTATATTTCGATGGTTCAAACGATTATGCCAAGGCGGATGTATCCGGGAAAACTCTTGCCGGTGTAACCGTCATCATGCGATGGAAAACGACCGCTGCTGTGTCCGGCGATAAAGGACTTTTCCAGTGGGCTGACGCTCTTTCCGATGGGTCACCTTGGTTGTTTTGTACCCACAACACCCAATATGCCACCCGAACAATCGACGTATACTGTAACGGTGGGTATAGGTGGAATAATTTAACATGGTCGAACGAGGGCGTTTGGTTTACTATTGCTGTAACCGGAGATGGCACAACGTGGCGGCTGTATAAAGACGGCGTGCAAGATCCGACACCGTATACAGGTGGACTTACCACGGGCCAATCCGCCGCTGCATCTTTTTATCTTGGTAACGCTTTTGGCGGTTATGCTTCAGGCCTCTTAGATTATGTCAAAGTTTTTCCTTCAGCGCTATCCTCTAATATCATAGCCGCCGATTTTTCACAGCCATATGCCGATGTTCAACCCCGCTCAGTGCCGGTTTATTTCTTCCCGAGCGCTGGGGGCGGGGAGACGGCTGAAGGCCAGACATCCATTCAGGCCGTTGGCGAATTAATTACCTCTGGAGATAAGCACTCCAGCGATGAAACGTCGATATCAGCAGTCGGGCAGATTTCCGCAACAGCATCAAAGGCAGGGGAATCAGGCACGGACATTTCCGCAATAGGATTAACGGTTGCGGAAACACTAAAAATATCAGAATGCGACACGGACATTTCCGGCACGGGCGGCGTCACGGGCTCCGGGGATAAGATAGGACTATCAAGCACATCCATTACATCAACCGGGTCGATATTATCTGATTCACTAAAACTATCCGTAAACGATACTAATAGTTCTGGCATTGCGTCCGTCTCCGCCACTGCCGAAAAGCTATCTGTAGGGCAAGTAAATGTCGAATCTGTCAGTGCATGTTCAGGAACCGGAGCAAAAATAGCGGTTGCAGAAAGCGCAATATCTGGAATCGGTGTCGTTGAATCAACTGGCGTCAAAATCGAAGAGGATTCTTTTGCCGAAGGATCGACCACTATTGTCGCGGCAGGGGCCATCGCGTCGTCCGGAATATCGATCCGAATCGGCTCAACATCGGTCCAATGTGTAGGAGCCTTATCCTCAACGGGGTCGAAAGTAGATGGTGGCACTACTGAGATATTAGCAAGCGGTGCCATAGACACCAATGGAACGGCGATCCTCGGTGGCTCGACGTCAATTTTGTGCATAGTAGGCGACATCGCGTCAAACGGGCTGAAAGTCGTAGAAGCCCTGACCGGGGCATCGGCCATATCGGTGATGGATACATTTGGCCTTAAAATTGCCGTATCCACTACCGATGTGACCGCTGTTGGGAGCGTCGAATCGGATGGAGAGCAATCTTCATCCGGATCAGGTCACACGGTTATATCGGCCACGGCCTCGGTCTCATCCTCCGGGACACCGATCCGCGCCGGACCGACTGCCGTCACTGCGACCGGGCAGGCACTTGCCGTTGCTGAAACAATACGGATCGCACAATCAAGTGTTTCGGGCGTTGGGCATATCGTTTCGGTCGGGACATCTGCTGTATGGGGCACGGCTCTCCAAATTGTCAATTTGACTGGCAACATTGATAGGGTGGTAGACATTGCTGGCAACATCGATCGGATAATAGCCATAATTGGAGGGATAGCTGTGACAGCAAAAAACCAAAATTTCGAGATGTATCAAGGGGATTCGAAGATAATACGAATCACCGTTCCCGAAAACCTGGATGCCGAAACCACTACGGCGAGGTGGCAGGCGGCATTGACGGTTAAAGCGTCCCCGGTGATTTCTAAAAGCTCGGATGCCGATGGCGGGATCACACTGTCAAACGATAGCGGGGTTTTGGTTATATCAATCGCTCTGTCGCCTGATGACACGGAATTAATTCCCGGGCAATACCACCATGAGGCGGAGATAATAGACGGTGAAGGGAACGTCAGTACTGTGACGGTCGGCGTCATGACAATAAAACGGGCGGCTATTGTGCCTCCTACGGAATAACATTCTAATAATTAAGAGGTGATATTATGGCTATGGGATTTACTGCAACCGGAAAAAACAATATGCTTGCAGCAACCGGGATTACGCACTGTGCGCCCTGCAATGGGGACCCTGCCGCGGCCGGAACCGAACTGGCGACCAGGCAGGCTATTACTTTGGGGACGCCTGCTGACGGGTCGGTGGCAGGCGATTGTGATCCTGCATTGGAGTTCGCCATTGAGGCGGGTGCGACTGTGAATTATGTGGGGTACTATAACGCATTAACCGGTGGTGCGCTCATCGCGCGAGACGATGTTACGGCGGAGGTCTACGGCGCGGCTGGAATATACCGGCTTACCGCGGCGACTTTCGGTCTGAGTGACCCTGCATAAATGCCACGATCCAATTTGAGCGCCATGCCAATTCTATCACTTACAGGCAAATTGGCATGGTGTTTTTATTCCCGCTCATTTTGGGCTTGATTTTTTCACACAAATAAAGTTTTAATGATATAAATTTTTAAATTAATCTTTATTGAAAGGCTCTGCACTCGATGGAACTTAAACCGGGCAGTTTCCTTCTGACATCCGGAGTGGGCGGTACCGACTGGAAAAGCTCACTGCTGGCAAAGGTTATTATCGCGGGCCAGAAGATCCGGGAACCCGATAGCCGCGCTGAATATGGGCATGCGGAAATTATCGTTACCCCATTCGGGGATACTTTTGCGGCCAGGCTGAAAACCCGCGAATATCGGGCAGGCATAGACGACTATATAGGGGCGAAGGTGATGATTGTTGAGCCGGTCGGCGGGGATCTCAGCTTTGATGCCGCATACAAAGAAACGAAAGAAATGTTCGACGGGGACCATTACCCGGTAGCCAGACTGATACTATTAGGGCTTTCTTCAATTATTTTCCCGTGGTTATCCAAAATAGGGATCGGGTCTCGGGCGATATGTTCTGAAGTAGTTGCTTTTTGTGAGAAGATTCAGAGCAGGGTGTGTTTTTGGAGAGGCACAACGCCAGCGATGCTGGAGGATTATGCCCGGGACCGAACAGCGATTTATCGAATAGCGTTTGAAGGTACGTGGAAGGGAATCAATAACACTTTTACCTGTTCAAAGGAGGGGTCGTGAAAAGAAAGAGCTTATTTCTGATCGGCGTTTTTCTGGCATTTTTCGTTATGTTTTTGGGCGCACCGCCCGGATTTTTGGGGGACCGGAACGACACAGTCGTTTCTTTATCCGGAGATTCTGCTTTCCCGGCAGTCTTTGTTTTCGATCCTGTAACTTCAAAATGGTGTTTGGTAGAATCGGATGCTGATGAGGCGGCACCTTCCGCCGAAATTGTCGCAAGCCATTCCGGTTCCGGGAACATGGAATGGCCTGACGATGCGGTTAGGGATTGCCGGTTTAAACCAAACAAGGATTCTCCCGCGGTCGTGTTTTCGTATTAAAAGCTAAAGATTTTCCAATAAAATTATAGATGCCGCCCAACCACGGGCGGCATTTTTTAAACCCCTTCATACCACGCGAGGCAAAATGCCACAGCAACAATTATTCGATATGGTCCTCGAAAAAGCACTCCCAGGCAATTCCGCTATTTTAAGCGCAAAAACATTCGATGAACTGGCGCAGGCATTCAAGGCCATTCTGGGTATTCCATCCGATTCAAAGCCCGACACGTCTGATTATGGGCTCAAGGTCCGTGGTATCAAAGCCAGAGAAAACCTGAACGCCATGGCGCGAGACATCCTCGATCGTGTCCATGACCCGGCCGACCTGTCGGATGAAGACGCGGCCGTTCTGAAGCAGTATTCCGGCCGCGGCGGGCTTACCGAAAACTCACAGTTCGAATATTACACGCCGACTCCGGTAGCCGAGGGAATGTGGGACATTTTGAAGGGGTATGGCATTACGGCCGGGAATATTTTGGACCCTTGCACGGGTGCGGGCGTTTTCCCGTCCACAAAACCGGCCGGCCTGGTTGTGACTGGTACGGACATAGATCCGGTTGGATCCAAAATAGCGCAGCTTTTTAACCCTGAAGATTCGATAAGGACCGGAAGTTTCGAGTCTCTCGTAGGGAAAACCGATGATAATCATTTTGATTCGGTAATAGGGAACGTTCCTTTCGGGGATGCCCGCGGCAAATCGATCCATGACGACCCGGCCTATAAAAACGAGAAACGAATCGAGCGGTATTTCATCCTCCGCGCATTGGACAAGACCCGCCCTGGCGGTTTGGCGTGCCTGGTAGTCCCCACGAATATCCTGACCAATAAATCGGATCGATGGAACCAATTCAGGATAGCCGTTTCGAAAAAGGCCGAGTTCCTGGGCGCTCATAAATTGCCATCAAAGACATTCCGGGCTCAGGGAACGGACACGGTTGTCGATATTATCGTTTTTAAAAAGCATCCATCCGATCTGATTGAAAAGATAGACAATATAGATTTCAAGACCTTGCAAGATGCAAAAGTGGTTTGGGGTGAATTCGTAAACGGGTCGTACTGGCAGGGCGAGGGGCGGCAGTTTATCCATGGGACCTACGTCCCGAAAATCGACGGCGACCGATGGAGCCGGGAGGTAGTTGACGGGGATATCGACCCGGCCGCGCTGAAGCAGAAAATAGCGGTCAGGTTCGACTCAAGAATCGATTGGGACATGCTGGACGTCGCGCCGGCGGATCCGCCAACCTATGTTGAGGGCGATCACCGAATCATTAATGGTCGGCAGTGTGAATTCATCGGGGGGAGGTGGGTCGCAACCATCCAGGCAGATTCCGGAATGGCGCTTGATGCGAAAAAATATGGCGCCGCGACACTTGACGACCTGAAAGCGATTCTTTCGAGCCCGGATGGAGCATTGCAGTTAACGGCTGAGCAGGCCTTCGCCATTTACAAGACATGGCCGGAACTCTTGTCGAGCCTCCATACCGATGCCGTTTTATTTTCCATGAGCCAGACCGATGACAAGTTTAGGGAGCAGGCCTTCCGGGGGACCGTTATCGGCGGACTCATAGGCAGGCTGAGAACCAGTTCTGACGACATGGAAAGAGACCGCTTGCAAAGCATGGTGGCGGCAGAGATCGAGCGCTACGGGCATCCAAAAGGGTGTAAGTGGCTCGTCTTGACCGGTGAAAGCTCCCGCGCATTCGGGATGTTTTTGAGTTCGGTCGATCAGAAAGGCGTTTTTTCCGATCTGCTGGCTGGGACGCTATCCGAGGATCGAACGGCCTTCGACTCCACGAATATCCAATCGATTGTTGAGCACCTTTATGTCCGGGAAGGCATGCAAAATATTGAACTTGAGGATGTAAAGAAGATCTATACCGGAAAAATGGCGATAGAGAACCTGGGGGATCTGGCATCTGCCGATGGTATTGCCATTGCGCCGAGCGGCATGATCATGCCTATGGGACGGTATGCCTCCGGCGATGTGTACCCCAAGATGGTCGAGCTAACGCAAGTGATGGCCGATGAGGAGGATTCCCGCCTCAAGGAAAAGTGGCAGCAGCAAATCGACACCATTCAGTCGAAATTAAAGCTGACTCCACCTGAAGATATCGATCTGGGATTGCAGGAAAAGTGGTTTCCTAAAAAATACCTGGTGGAGTTTTTGAGGGCCAACGGATACCCGCATGCCAGCTTCGGGGCTGATGCAGAGGTTGAGAAGGAGGATTCGGTAACAGGTGAAACGATAACCGCAAACAAGTTCGTTGAGGATTTTGACAACCCGTTCGGCAAATGGATCGGTATCGAGGGGCCCGGATTCAAAAATCAGTTCTTAAAGTTTCTCAATGGGGATAATGTCGCACCGACTGGAGAAGGCGCACAAGAACGAAGAGAGGCATACACGCAAGCGATAAAGGCAACGACTGAAAACTTCAATGCCTGGATGCAGCAGCATCCGGACATGGCGCAGGTCGCGGCCGTTTATAACCGCAAATTCAATGCTTTCATCCCCCACGAATACGATGATTCGCCCTTGCATATAGAGGGTTTCTCTGACCGAATTAAACCCCACGGGTACCAATATTCGGCAATTCGTAGGCTCTCAGAAGAGGGCGGCGGGATTCTGGCGGATGATGTCGGCTTGGGGAAAACCCTTTCGGCCATTGCCCTGCACCTCTACAACAAACAGATGGGGCGGACTAAAAAGACGTGTATAGTCGTTCCGGATGCGGTCCTGAATAACTGGTATCATGAGACAAATAAGTTCGTGACCGACATTGATGACGTACTTTTCGTTGGCATAGAGGCAAGGCTGGACAAAAACGGGAAGCCTCGGCAGGAAATTGTCCAGGATGAGTTTGGAAACCCTAAAATCAACAAATTCACGAACGAGGTTGAGAAGCAAACTCTCCTTATAACCAAAAAAGACCCTGATGACATATGGGCCAAGATGTGGGAAATACCTAACACAAACAAGTCCCTTGTGGTGATGACAAGCACGAAATTCGGGTCAATACCGATGCGGCCGGACACGAAAGCGAGGTATGCCAAGAAGATGTCGGACCGCTCTTTGATCAGCGACAAGATGGCTAAGTCCTTAAGCGCAAACGGTGTGGCTGAGGATGACGGCGGATCAAAAAAGAAAACCTATGATGACGATAAGGCCGGACTTCGGGCGGAAGCCAAGTATTCGGATGAGGGAACGCGCAAAAAGGGTGAGCTTCCCTATTTTGAGGATATGGGTTTTACCAATGTGATCATAGATGAGGCCCACGAGTACAAGAATTCGTTCAAATCTGGGGAGAAAACCAGCGACGTTGCCTACCTTTCGGTTGTTAAAAGCGCTCAGAGGGCAATTGATATGCAGCTCAAATCCGCGTACATGAAAGAAAGATTCGGCGGGAAGGGCGTGTATCCCCTTTCGGCGACCCCGGTTACCAACTCCCCCCTTGAAATCTACAATGTACTATCGCTCGTCGCGCCGATGGAGGAATTCGAACGGTTCGGAGTCTATACCGTTGATGATTTTGTTAGAGCTTTCGGAAAGATAGAATCCGTTGACAAGGTGATGGTTTCCGGTGAAATCAAAACCAAGGATGGCCTTGTCGGGTTTAAAAAACTTGATGGTCTCCGGAACCTTTTCCATAAATACGTGCTCTATCGAACAGCGGATGATGTAGGTCTTGAACTCCCCGGAAGCGATGAGGCGAATGAAGAGGTTGATCTTTCAGAAGTGCAGGGGGACGTTTATGCGGATCTCAGGGAGGATGCGAAGGAAGCGTCCAAACCCGGATCAAAAATCAGCATGTTTTCCATAATCAGAAACATGGACCGCGTTACCACGGACATGGACCTCTATACCCATACCATGACGTTTTATTTCAAGCTGGCCGATAAGGAAAAGGTCGACAAGATAGTTTCCGGACTCCCTAAAACGGTTTCCCGCAAGGCGAAAGACGAAGAAGGAAAAACGATTGATGTCGATGTCGATGTCGATGTCGTTAACAAGCTTGAAACAAAAGGCGATACTTATTGCCTCACAACTTTCGAAGAGCTTGAGGCGCATGTAATTTCAAAGCTCGCAGTCGTTGGTATCGATGAAAATGACGTATCTCACCCCCTGCCTCCGAAATACGCGAAACTCGTTGAAAATGTCCGCGCCCACCTTGAGGCTAATGGCAAGCAGGTCGTTTTCACGGAAGAAAAATCACAGCACGGGAAGCTGAAACGGATCTTGTCCCACCACGTGCCGCTATCGCGTGACGTCATTGCGATTATCAACGCGGACGAAGCGTCCGGGACCAAATTGCAAAAGATCTCCGACAACTACAATTCCGGGAAAATAAAGCTTGTCATTGCAAATAAGAAGGCGGAGGTCGGTGTAAACCTGCAAAAGGGCACCACGGCGATTCACCACCTGACGCTTCCCTGGACACCTGCATCGATTCAACAGAGAAACGGCCGCGGTGTCCGCCAGGGAAACACGTCGAGTAGCGTCAAAATTTATTATTACCTCGGGAAAAATTCGTTCGACTTTTACCGGCTGGACCTCCTCAAGCGAAAGGCGAGCTGGATACGGGACCTCCTGACCGGCACCGACATTGAGGCGGACAACGGGAATGTTGTTTCGGACGATGACATGTTGGATTTGCTGGCCGACAATCCGGAAGAGGCGAAGAAGCGGCGCCTTGAAAAACTCGCTCAGAAAAATACGGAACGGGATGAACGGGAGAGAAAGCGGCTTGTCAATATGCTCCAACTTCTTGGGAATGTTACCGAGGCGCTCTCCGGGCTCGGGGAGGCGAAGGTTAAGCGGAAACAGGATTTAACCACCAAAGTTGAGAACCTGACCGAAACGATTGAGCGGCTTAAGAAAAAAGGCCTCGCCATGGATGACGAGGATCCGGAAAAGAAAAAACTGGCCAAGCGAATAAATGATGGTAAAAAGTCCCTCGTAAAAGCCAAGGCCGATCTTGATGACCTGGATGCAGCTTTTGAGCGGGAACGTGTCCATCTCGAAGCGCAGAAGCAGCAATCCATGAATGTGCTGACGGCCAAAGGCAAAAAAGGGGAACTTCCTTTTGATGCCTCGGTTTTGGATCATCCCGAAAAGGCGATATGCTCCCTTTCAGGAAAGGTTTATGCTGCTGGCGATGTCTATGAACGGCGCACCGGCCGCGGCATGGTGATTTTCAAGCTTACGGACGCATTCCAGTCACCACAAAAGGCTTTCACGTATGATGTAATTATGGGATCTGATCGTCTCATTGAGACCGAATATATCAGGATCAACGGGTCGAGCAAAACGGTAATCCTGCTAACTGATTTCCCGGACGATGCGATCAAGGTTTCGTACTCTGAAAAGGAGTTGGCCCTCAAAAAGCTCCTGTCCGAGGAGATCCGGTATATTGATCTGGTCGGCAGTGCTGATATTGATAAACAGACATTTTTCGAAAACATAGCCGATATCAAGATCTATGGAAAATTTTTCGTTCGGAAAGGCGACGGTTTCGCATTTCAGGACAATTATTATATAGAAAATAAGGCTGATATCGTTTTTCCTGAACCGACAAACGAAACGTATCGAAAGAATCTGAGCGAGGCGTATCTTGAGGCGGCCAAGATGAAGACGGCTTATGACTATGTGGATTCTACCGTTACCGGGATCGTGGCCACCGTTTTTGGATCCGACTGGAAGGTAACCGTCATGCAGTACGGGACGGTGGCAACCGAAACACAGATTCGTGAATTTTACGCGAAATTTGTGAACGATTTTCTTGATGATAAGCTTGGGGATAAAGTCAACCAGGCCAGCCCGTCCGAAATCCATAGCATCCTTGGCGGATACGGATTCCAAAACGACCTTACCGTGGCGGCGTCCGCCCTGGGGGATAACAGAAGCGATATAGAGACCATTGCCAACAAGTGCAGACGCGAACAGCTTGACACGCTTCTTGACCAGATGGCAAAAGAAAAAGCCGAAGCGGACCGAAAAGCCGCTGAAGCGATAAAGCAGCACCCAAATTACAAAGAGATTCCGGAAGAGGTTAAAAACGCTTTCGCGCAGCTCGGTATTACGGTGAAGATCAACTCTCGGGACGTGACACTTCAAGGCAAATACAAGAATATCGCGGTTGCGGCATTCTCTAAGTGGTTTTTTTTGGATAGAAACGCCAAGCAAGGAGTGCTATACCGCACGAAGGAAATTCTGAAAGCTCGGTATGGGGCTCAGTTCTTCGCCGGGAGCGCTGGCGAACTTAGTAACGGCGCCTACTGGTATATCGACTCGAAAACCGACTTGAAGGATATTTTCGCCATAATGTCGTAAAGATTTAAAGCTTTAAAGATTTGTTTTTTTCATTTTTTCTGTTAATAGGTAAAAAAAGGAGAAAGCCAATGATCGAAAAAGCGCCCAAAGAGGAGTTGCAGAAAATAATCGACCTCGGGACGGATAATCGCCCGGGGAAGGAAGCGTCCGATGCGTGGATCAAAAGCCTGATGGGCGGGGTCCGGTTCTTCCTGCTGAAAAAGCCGGTACGCTACAGGGCTTATGGCCCATACTGGTGGCTCTTAAAGAAAATGTTCGTTGACAGTGGAGATTTCGTTTTCGGAACCGATGTGGACCAGGATTGGGTAGATGCTCTTGGCTATGGATCGCCAGAATTCAACCTTGCGGCAGCATTCTTTTACGAGAGTGCCCGGTTCGATTCGACCAATATTTTTGAACCGGAGCATCAACTCCATGATGCGGAAACGGGCGAGGGGATTCTCTTTATTTCCCATGACGATGAAATGGAGGCGATGTGATCAGCTTTAAGTCCATGATTCTTACCGCAAAGCGCGTGCTGATTATCGTGGAGAACGCACGCACCTTCATCTCCTCATTAATGCGTGTCAAGCCTGCCGATATGCCGATGCTTACCCCAACTGCCAACATCGCTATCAAACTGTTGTCGGAAAACGCTACGATTCCGGTTTATGCGACTCCGGTTGCGGCCGGCTGTGATCTGTTCGCCGCCGTCGAGGTAATCGTCAGACCAGGGACGCCGGTTAAGATACCGCTCAAGTTTGCAATAGCACTCCCACCGGACAAGCAGATGGAAATCCGCCCAAGATCAGGAATGAGTTCGAAAACCATGCTCAGGGTCCTTCAGGGGACGATCGATCCTGATTACCGCGGCCCGGTCCATGTTGTCATGGATAATATCGGCACCCACGGGGTCAAGATATCAGTCGGTGACCCAATCGCGCAGGGCGTTATCACCCCGTTTTACCGTGGAGTTTTTAATCAGGTAGGCGATCTATCCCGTACCGAACGCGGAACGGGCGGATTCGGTCATACAGGAATGGGCAGTTTTGATAAATAAAGGGCTTTGCCATGGCTACGATCGGCGATCTGATTGACGGCTCGAAATCAATCTGGAAGAAAATCTTCCCCGGGTTCGACAAGAACCGAAACGAAAACAGCAGGGATATTGTCGCCGTAGAAAGCCAGGGGTCAATCTCCGCCTCCCCGTGGTCGGTATCTCCGGTTCCGGAAGCTGATTCTGTCGTCAGTGTCGAGGATGAGCAGCTTGGCATTGCCATACCGAGTGATCGATTATCCGCCTATGCCGTGTTCGCAACGATGCGCCAGGACCCTACTATCCATAGCGCGTTACAACTCCATGTCGAGCAGGCCCTTTCGGCCAAGGCCGGAACAAGCGAGATCGTTTCTATCGAATCAACCAGCGATTCGGATGACCCGATAACCGAAGATTTAAGAAATACATTTAAGGAAATCATCAACCAGAATTGCCAGGAATGGGCCTACAATGCCGCGGTCTACGGCGTTTGGTATGTCCGCCCCTATGGAAAGCAAGGCCGCGGCATTGAGCATATTCGAAGCGATTACTATACCCATCCCCGATTTATCAAAGAATACCAGCATGGCGGCCAGTTGGCCGGCTACACGCATGCGTACCAGAACGTTGCGAGAGACGGGCAGTTGATCGTGATGGAGCCATGGAAAATCGTATCCTTTAAAATTCCGCAATGGCATGTCCAGGGCGCGATTGAGCCTATCCGGTTCGACCAGGACGTTTTCGACATTGCTGACGATGATTTATACCGCGAGGAAATTGTCGAGTCACAGAATTACGGAACGAGCCTCCTCGATACATCGTATGGCCCATGGTTTGATCTATTAAACGCAATTGTGTCCCTCAATATGAGTCGCAGGAACGCTGCCAGGCTTGAGCGGATAGTGGGGGTCAATACCGGGAAATTATCCCCGACGAAAGCGGCGGAATACCTGAACACGGTCGCAAGGCAATTGAAGCGTGCCAATGAGGACCATGCGAATCAGGTTCTTTCGAAAGGCTTTTTTCAGACTGTCATAAATCACCTGCTTCCGATATTTGGCGACAAGGGGCGGCTTGACATATCTACGGTGGAAGGGTCCCCGAATATTGAGGGGCTTGAGGACGTCATGTTCCATGTCAAACGTCTTTCAAGTTCACTCGGCGTGGACCCAAGCCTGATCGGTTTTGGCGACATGCTCTCCGGAGGCCTCGGGGAGGGCGGTTACCTTCGGCTAAGCCTCATTGCCGCGATCAAATCCAATGCGCTACGCCACGCGATTCGTAACGGCCTGGAAGAGCTTTTTTGCATTCACGTTGCGATGAAGCACGGGAAGTACTTTTTGCCAGGGCAACGTCCATGGCGAATCGTCTTTAACTCGGTTTCGACCGCCATGGAACGCGAAGAGCAGGAAAACCAGGAGAGCAGGCTCAATTATGCGACCCTTACCGCGACACTGGCGCAGATCGTAGACCCGGAATTTTCAAAAGTCGACTGGAACGCGCTCAATAATTACCTATGGACCGACATATTGAGAGTGGATGAGGAAAAATTCAAGGGGATATTCCCCAAATTAATAAAGCCGGTTCAGCCCGAATCGGCCGAACAGGATGCAGAGGTCTCAGAATCCGCCCGGATTGAGGAAATTATCAAAAAAGCGATGGATCAAATTTACGATTAGGAGGATGTCATGGCCGAAAATGTTATCAAGTGCGGGTTCAATCTATTTCGGGAGGGGCGGAAATACACGGGGCATCACCGGGCCTACATTCTGGAGAACGCCCGCGAGGTTTGCTATTCCCCTGAGACACGAGAGGGGATCAGGATGCGGGAGAAGCTTGGGTACTTCGGCCATGGACGCCGGCAATTAGCCGGGAAGGTCCGGATAGGGGAAGTCGAAAAGATTGTCACTCCGGACGGGTCTTCTCTTGTTCTTGAAAACATCCCCAGCAATGTTACCACATCCTTTGAAATCGATGCGGCCGGGAATGTGTCCCATACGCAAGAAATGCTGCTGGAAAACGCGCCGGGAAAGATCGTCGCGGGGCTGAACCAGAATCGAGTAGGCGGCTTCTCCTGGGCCATGGGCGGAAGGGACGGAGGTAAGCATGGGGCGACCCGGTTATCCTCTTTCGAGGGCTTTGATTATGTGATCGACCCGGGGTTCTCTGAAAACCGCGGATACATCCTCGAATCGGCCGAATCAAAAGACATGATCCTCGAAAGCGTTTGCTCTATTCTCGGGGTGGATGACGCCGGCGCCGAGAAAATAGTCCAGGGGTGGGCGGCATCCAGTCAGTTTTATGCGGCAGAGCTTGAGCGGCGCCTTGAGGAAGCTGAGATCTTTGAAGCGGCCATGGTTGAAAAGGCGGGTGCCCTGCAAATAGAAATCGGGAATGCCAAGGCTAAATTAGAAGCCCTTGAGGCGATGATCGACGGCAGGAAGGCGCTTGTGGCCGAGTGCGCAGGTAAAATGCCGGTAGTGGTCCCCGCCGATATCGCGGATGCGCTTATAGGCATGGCATCCGAGGAGGATTTTTTCAAGATCAAAGGCTTTTTCGAAACGGCCGGGATGACCGACCTGTCGAGATACCCGCTCCCGGGGCAGGAACGGCAATCCCTTTTGGTCAAAAAGGTGGATGAACAGAAAAAAATTGAGCGTGAATACGGCCGGGCCGCCGCCGCATTCAATTCAGATTCGTTTTCTCTTTGGGGTCCCCTGTTTTAACCATGGAAATGGAAACGGTTTCAGCACTGGCTGATTTTATCGGATCTTTTTTGGGCATCAACCCTTTCGCGGCGGGGTTGATCGCTGTCACCATTGTCGGGCAGCTTTTTTTGATGAAAAAGGTGCTCAAGGAACATATCGAAAAGATAATTCATCGGATTGGTATCGGCTCAGAAAAAAAATTATCGCTGTCGATAAAGCAGGATGTTGTGATCAACGATGCGTTGGCACACATTGTTTTTTCCTTATCAGCAAAAAGGGCCTTTGTTTTTCAGCGCCATAACGGGGATCATAATGCGATCACCGGCAATTCATTCAAGAAAATCTCTATGACCCATGAGTTTGCCGAACCTGGGGTTTCTCTGTGTTCGCCGAACTGGCAGAGCCTCCCCCTGGGGCTGTTCGCAAATTGGTACGAAAGACTGCAAAAGGATAACGAAATGCAGATTCCGGACGCCGATGCGATAAAGGGGACCGATACGAGTGGGTATCAGATTTTGAAAGACGCTCAGGTGGCAGCCCTCTATCTGGTAAGCGTGTTCAAGTTCGAATCGAGTGAGCCCCTTGCCTTCGTCGGGATTGCCTATAGCAGGCCGGTTGAATTGAGCGATAATCAGATGGATTCGCTACGGTCCGTAGCGTTGAAGATTTGCGGGTGTTTGCTGATCGAGGATGAGTGAGGGATCGGTTCTTTTTTGGGTTAAAATTTGGGGTGCCTTCGGGTGCCCCTTTCTTTTTATAAATAAGGGTTAAAGGATAGGGGGAGGAAAAACGCGCTAATGTGGCGAATCTAAACAGTTTTTATATTTTCGACTTCGAACGAAAACCACTATGAGGCATACCACTTCGAACGAAAACCATAATAAAACCTTCCCACTTCGAACGAAAACCATAATGAAAGCGCCTCACTTCGAACGAAAACCATAATGACTTCGAACGAAAACCATAATGAAAAGCCCCGACTTCGAACGAAAACCATAATAAAAAAACCCCATTTCGAACGAAAACCACCATGATCTTCGAACGAAAACCATAATGCCCTTTAATTTTCTCCGTCACCCTCATCGTCCCCAACCGAGCATTCCTGTATTAATGTTATATCCCTCGAAAGAGCGTTTGCGCGTTTCATGTCACCAACGAAAGAAAGCGTCACCCTGATATCAATATCGGCATCCATTATTTTCCGTTTATCATTTATTATCGGGGTGATGGTGTATTCCCTGACGACATCTTTACCTTTCATTTCTTCGAGGGCTTTTTTGACCTCTCTGATATTATCGGACAGGCTTTTATATAGCGTGGTCCCAGAATCCCTCAGAAGCGTCAAGAGCTTTATGGTATATGAATTGGAGATACTCGCCTGTAAAAACGTGTGGGAGAGGCGCTTGTGGATGTACCTGGATAATGACCATCGGTAGCTCATGCATGTCAGGTAATCGTATTGTCGGAATGAGCGATCCCTTATGGACAAGCTCACAAGAGGATTAAATCTGACAAAGCAGCACGTCTCTCTGCCGGACTCTTCCCACTCCTCTTTGGAATGCAGTTGAAGCGACGGAAACATGGTCGAGGCGACAACGCCTTGGCCTTGAGCGCTCAAAGATATGTGCGTCCTGTTGCAGACGTATAAAGCCTCTTTTATGTCATCGATATTAAAATCGTGGCCGGTGCTTTTTAACTCTTTCTGGAGTTCGCTGAGCGTAAAGACGACGCTTGCAAGACCGTTCAGCGTGCGCCCCGAATCGGAAGTCGTTGCCATTTTTCTCAGGGCGTCTTCTACGAATTCCTCCCTATCTCCAGGGAAAACTTCATAATATGTTTTCCCGTCATCGCCCAAGACTCTTGCCGGGATAATAACGGAATGGTACATCACACCCCTGAACACGAAATCGCGGACCATTGTCGGCATTGAAGGTCCGGACCTTTCCAGCTTACTCCGGACGTACTTCGGTATGGCATCATACAGGTGCACAGTGTTCGAATATTTTACATCATCGGTTGTGAAAAAAGGGAACAAGGCCAACTGCTTGATCTCTTTTTTTGTTTTTGGCAATCTCTTGATATCTATTACCTTTGCGGGTTTTGACTGGCGCTCTTTTGGTCGGGTTCCGTCTGCTGGCATCTTCACGGCTACCCCCCCCCCTCCTTCTCATTCGATTCCTTTTTCAGTTTCCAGGTAATAGCCTCCTCTAAAAAATATTGAATAGTCGCCCCTGTGCTTACGCAAAGCAGCTTCATTTTACATTGCGCGTCGATGCTCACCTCTACGTTGAGTCGACCGGCTCTTTTGCTTTTGGGCCTGAGCATGTGCACGACACCACCACTTCGCTCCGCCGCCAGTTCGGCGAGTCTAATGGACATATCCCCCGTAATTTTGGACGATATGCTCTGTTTGCGTGACAGCAACCCCGCGTGAAGGTATTCACGAATCGTCTCTTCGACAAAATATCGAATGGTTATTCTCCTCAGCGTGCAATGCTTTTTTATCTCCTTTTTCAGGCTTGAATTGATTTTCGCATTCATAAATACGGTTCCTGGTATGCCTTTGGCGTCTTTTTTAGAACGTTTTTGCCGTGCTTCCGGCTTATTTACTACGGCGGGCATGTCCTTTAATGATTTTACCATTTTGTTTTTTCTCCTTATTAGTTAAAATTTCGCGTAAAAGGGCGCTTATTTCCCGGGCGGGTGCGCTCATAGGTGCGTGAGACAGGACGGTCTCTCCATTTATCATGGCGTTGACATACGCAATCCTGTGGCCTATTTCCGTTTTAAAAATTTCCATGCGGTAATATTCTAATGCCTGCCGCACCTCTCTACCGACAACCGTATTGGGCTGTTTTTTTGTAATGAGGATTTTTATCGCCAAGCCAGGCCGGTACGTTTTTGCCTCACTGGCAAGCGGCAAAATGTCGTCACTCGCCCAAATGTCGAGTGGGCTGGGCGTAATCGGTATGATCGCCATGTCGGAACTCAGCAGGCACGAAAGGGTTAATTCGCTGATGCCTGGAGGGGCATCGATCACGGTATGAGTGTAGCCTGCCGAAAGCGCCTCAATTTTTTGGTGAATGACTTTTGGGTGATGGAGTACGTCAAAATAACTGGCGCCCGATATCCCCTGCCATCGGCCGACACTCCCCTGCGGGTCGGTATCGATCAGCAGCACCTTGTTGCGGGTCGATAGCGCATGGGCGATATTTATTGCCATGGTGGTTTTCCCGACTCCGCCCTTCTGGTTTACAAAACTGATGATCATCCGGACACCTCACAATTCATTCGAGTAGACCCTTTGTAGGTCGGCATCCGAAATGCAGAGATACCGTAGCGTTATTGCCGAATCGCTATGACCGAAACATTTCATCAAGCTTGCCAGACTCACTCCGTAGGTCGAGTGCTGATGATACCCCCACGTTTTTCGGAGAGTGTGGCTGCCAAAATTGCCGAGCAGGTTAAGATCCCGGCACCAGGACTTGACCAACCTGTGGACTGCCGATACGGTCAGGGCGCCTCCGGTCCTTTCGCTACGGAATAGAAAATCATCATCCGAATATTTCCTGGATGAGAGCAGCTTGCGGACGGCAAGAACGCACGCTTGGTTAAAATGGATTTCCCGCACCTTGCCGGTTTTTTTCTCCCTGAGCTTGAACGAATCCATAGGCCGGAGGTGCTTCACGTCCCCGACCCGGATCGATACCAGTTCGGACGCTCGGAAGCTGGTATTGATCCCGACCACGAACAGGGCATAATTCCGGGGGTGCCGCCAGAGGTTCTTCTTGATATGGGAAATATCCCTTAAGCTCCGGACCGGTGAAACGGAGATTATATCCCCTTTTTGTGGCCTGTTGAGAGCAAGCTGAGATCCGTTTTTCATTTTTCACCCCTCGCCAAGAAACATTGAAAAATCGTTAAAAGTTGGCGACAGACCGACCCTTAAAGATACCGGTATGGCCTGTTTTGATTCGCAACCTATTAGAATATATCCATATTTTGCGCGTTTTCGGCTCGCTATCTTTTCCCGTAAAGTTGGCGAGTCGCTATTATGGGTGGCGGATTCGGTTTTAACCGGAAAGCTGATGACGGCGCCTATTATTGGTGTGTTGTGGCCCGCCTTTTCCGCTTTACAGTTTGGGTTATTCATAATTTTAATCACTTAAGCATGAATCTTTGAGTTGATCCGGACGCTATTTGCCAGATGATTAGCCATCATATAATAAAATCTTTTTCGAGTGCAAGAAATAAATGTATTTAAAAAGGATTGTTGCCAGCTTTTTAAATTTATTTCTTCATTTCTTTATTTTTTTCTTGACAACTATACCAGGGTTGGAATAGTGTCGAGAAAAAGGTGAGGGAAAAACCAAAAACCAAAAAACGGGGGATTGAGACATGATAAAATACCAGGTTGTAGCGATAAATGAGAACGGGGAAATAATCGATGCCATTACATACGATCATACCAACGATTCCGGGAGAGTGGATAGGGTTCAAGCCGCAATGCAGGAAATCTGCAACCGTCACGGGTTGTCGCCGGTGGAGATAGGCTCCGGCCGAAGCGTTGTCGGTGAGGATGGCACAGAGTGGGGGAAAATGTCCGGGGAGGATATTCAACCCGGAATGGTGGAAATTGGGTTTGGGAAATGGGGTTTCGAAAAAAAACGCCGATAAACCCGACCGGCTTCCGGCTGGAAATAATGGAGGATTGAGACCATGGAAACAAGGCAGTATCCCCAAGCGTGCCAGTCTAAAAACTGCGGGAAAACTTCATGCCCAAAAGGGTGCGGATCTTTACCGGAACTCATGAATGTCGTTGGGTGGATAAACGAGCATGCTGCTATCCGGCGTGACCCGATTTTCGCACCGAATACCTACACGGCAACTAAATAAAGGACTGGATCATGAAAAAATTAGAAATCACAAAAACGAAAACGCCTGATTTTTCAGGATTTAAATTTTACGTCGAGGCCGGGAGAGAGTTTGATTTATTCGATTATGTTAGTGCTTACGGGTTAGACCAATACGACATCGACCCGGACGATATTCACTCAGCACAGGATGCGGCCGCACAGCTCATGGACGGGGAGTGGCTCGAAATATCGCATGTCGAGGAGGGACAATGAGCATCGGCAAAGGGTTGGGGGTAATCGGGATTTGCGGACTTGGCGCATACGTGATGCATCTTGAAGGCGTGGCGACAGGCTTTGGGCTCACATGTGCGCTCTTGATCATGGTTTGTATAAAGGATTAGGTTCGATGAAGGGGAAGATACTATATACCGATCCGATGGATAGGTTCCGCGCTGGAGAAACAGGGGATGTACTGCCAAGCGATTACTATAAATACGATTATATGGTGACTCTCCCCGGAAAAACGCAGACGATCATATTCGGCAAAAAGATAGAAGCATGCCGGTGTTATTATTTTTTCAAAGACGAAGTTGAAATCGTGGAGGATTAAAATGAAAAAAGAATTCGGAAGCGGGGAGATGAAATGGGAGGATCAAACGGTTTACGGTCGTAGTAAGAGAAAGAGTGATCATCAAAGCCGGTGGGTGTGGCAGTGTAATAGTTTTTTGATCTCCATCGAAAAAAATTATCCGGGCCTTGAAGGGAAATACACACTGGATTCCGAGCAGCTCGGAATTGAAGACTATGAGTTATGCTCAAGCGCCTGCCCGTTTAAAAGTGCGGAAAAGGCAGCGATCAAAAAAGTTAAGGAAACGATACACGCAATGCTTGGGGATATTTTGGGGATAGACGGGGATATGCCATGACCATATTAAACGACCACACCCCCGGCCCATGGCTGACAGACATGGATAAGGTTACGAACTCAGTCTCGATCCGCGCGGGCGTAGGCGGCCAAATGGTCCGGATAGCCCAAACCGATGGGTATTGGGTCCGTCGCGCCATATCCCAAAACGAAATGATGGCGAATGCACGCCTGATCTCCGAAGCGCCGAACATGGCCTTGCTGCTTCGGAATCCAAAGATCCTGATCGGGGAATTCCTTTTGTCGAGATCCCCGGAAGGAACCGGCGTATGGATCACGCACCTCGGCGGCGAAGGCGGGGAGTTCTCCTCGCAGGCGGTTGGCGAGGCTATCAAGAAATTTTACATCGATAATTTTTAAGATTCGGCCAGAATTTTAAGATTCGGCCAGAAAGGGAGCATCATGGCAATGTGGATATATAGGGAAGAAAAAGTCGAACTCCCGACCGGGTACACGACCAAGCTTTTTGGATCCGACATTCTTATCGAAGGCCGATACGATGAGGATCTTGCCGGCCGGATAAAGCGACTCGGCGGATACTGGGACGGCAAAGCCAGGGAAAACCGTAAGCTGTTCGTGGTCCCCCTGGATAAGGCCAAATCCTTCACGACAGTTTTAAAGAACTGGATCAAGTCGATTTCCGGAACAGCGGGCGCCTCGAACCGAAAAGAGCTTGAACGGTGGCTCGGGTTTGTCGAATCGAAGGTCGCAGAGGGGTATGTCTACGAAAAAGGTGTCTCCAAGCTGAAGGAACTTGGTGTCGAGGATCACGCGGACCTGCACAACCGCATGCTGGTTGCCGTTGCAGATGCCAGGGCCGCTTCGCAAAAGGCCAAAGAGGCAAAGGCCCAAAAGTCCAGTTTCGGGAAAAGCTGGATCGCCGAACGGACCGGTTATTGTTCAAAGTTCGAAAGCAGGATCGACCCGGGGCAAGAAGCGCATTACCGGTACCAGGGCGGGGAGAAGTTTCTTGAGCATGTTGATTGTTCCGCGGCCAAAGTTCAGGCGGAAAAACTGGAAGCGGAAGCGCCCTACCGGATCGGCGGCGGTTCCGGATATGGATATGAAGAATACCATGTCGGGCAAGTGCTGAAAAACTCCCCTGAGCGATATCCAGATTATCCCGAATTCGTCTATGTAGTTTCCTGCACGAAAAAATATTTCAGGGAGGATGGCCTTTCGTTCGGCGTTGGAGATGATCAGGGATATTATTTTTCAGCCAGGTGCAGGGCGGCCACGGATGAGGAGTCGGCGCCGGTGAGATTGCGAATTTCCGAACGTGAGCAAAAGAAAGCCGCTGAGAAAGAACGCAGTGCCATCAGCGAAGAGATCAAAAAATCCGGAGAGTATCCTGATGGACCGATTTTCCCGGAAGGCGGCCGTGTTTCCGATAGGGGAACCATCTATGGCGGCGGTGATTGGTTTGTCATCGGTCCGGAATGGATTTGGTATGTCCAAAACAACGGGGCGGACGGCGATATGTGGAGTCGTAACAATATCCGGACGGGCGGCGCGGGGGCGATCGGCTGGCGGGTTCCTTTTTCGCCGGAGCTGTCAGGCAGGATTTGGGCATGCACGGCGATAGCGGACGGGGAGGCGAAATGAAGTCACTAAAAATCAAAGTCGTTTGCGGGGGTGCGCCAACGCTTCAAAACCCACTGGCAAAACCGGGCACTGACGGTCGAACCAGCACATATATCATTGTGGATATCCCCGATGAGGTCCCTTCCTCTGAAGTGGTCCGGATGTTTTCCGGAACCACGGTATGGCCGGAAAAGTTCTTTTTCAGATTTTCAGAACTCGGACTTGGCCATATCATCACCATCAAAACGATCGGTACGGCGGCGGCGGCCAAAGCGCTTGGAGTGGCACGGCGACGAGTCAATGCCTTAATAAGCAACAAGGACCTCCCGGCTAAAATGGATGAAGACGGCCGGTGGGTAATAGCTCAAGATGATCTTGAGATGGTCCGGTATCGCTCCCCGGGGAAAAAGCCATCATACTCGAAGGGAATTGACGAGCAGATGGTTGCGCGTTGCGACAGAAAGGAGACCGATAATGCTGACCACATTTAGAGTAGGCGAAATCTTTCCCGGTCCGGTCCCGATAGTCGAGGGAATTACGCTGGAGCTTTGGGGCGGCGGGCTCACCTGCCTGATTCAGTTCCCCCAACTTGCCCGCCCTGAGCGGCAGATGTTCAAAAAATCCTTCCAGTGGTACGGATACCTTGAATCCTCAACTCCGGTTCCTATAGCCATCTGGATCTTCGATTTCCCGAAACCGTTCGGGCGGATCGATTGCAGCTTTAACGCACGGGTTGTGGACCAGGCACGGATAGACGACTACATGGAACCCGAAAACGGTCAGGTGAAAAACGCGATCACGTTTTACCTGCTCGATGGGCCTATCCTAAAAGGGATGAAAATCGTCGGATTGAAACCGGACGCCGTGAAGCTGTTTCATGCCACGGTCCGGAAGCAACTCGAAACCGAATACACGCAAGACGATTTCGATTTGTATCTGGCAGCTATGTATTCCTATTCCACCGATGATTTGTTCCAGATGTCGACCACGTTCAAGAAAAAATAAGGAGAATGCATGAAAAGGTCAAAGTCCGACAAAAGTGCCCGAGTCTACAAATTTGGATCCCCGCTAAAAACGGCTGTCGAAAGCGAGGTCGCCATGGAGCAGCTTCGCCTTCAAAACCGTTTCTGGAATGCGCTCGTGGAAGCCGACAAGGTTTTTACGGAAAAATACTGGGCTATTCGAGATGGTGCCGATGCCCGGTTGCCGGTTCTGAGGAAGCAAATAGAGGATATCAAGGTGAGGACAGAAGAGATACGAACCGAGATCAAGAAGGGGCGCCAGGACGGCATCAAAGGCACGCCTTCCGACCTCAAGGCCGAGATTGTCGAACTGAAGGCGCAAAAGAAACCCCTGATAGCCGAAAAGAAAGAGATATGGGCATTCGTGAAGGACACGGTTAAGCCTCAGCTCCACGAGTTGGATGGTGAGCGATACGATAAGAACGTGGCCATTCGTCAAGAATATGCCCAAAACGGCCTTTATTGGGGCAACTATCTGGCTGTAATGGATTCATTCGAAACGGCTCGAATGGCAATCATGAAGACGCAAGTAGAGGATGGCCAAAAAAGACCCGAGCTTCAATTCCACCGATTTGAGCGGGTTGGCCGGTGGACATGCCAAATACAAGGCGGCATGAACATCACTCAGGCTTTTCTTGGGTCCAACAACTATTTTCAGATCGACCGATTGCCAGCCGATGCTTGGACTCACCCGTCCAGGGGAGAGCGAGGGCGGTTGAAAAGGACCAAAGCGCGAATCCGGATAGGTTCCGGAGAAAAAAAGACCGTTCCCATTTGGCTTGAAATACCCATCGTCATGCATAGACCAATCCCGGAATCAGCCGAAATCAAGTCTGTTTCAATACATGTTTCGAAGCTGGCCGATAAATTCGTGTGGTCCTTAACTGTCACCGTCCGGGAAGATTGTTCGGTCCCGCTTGAAAGGACCGGGCATTGTGTCGCCATAAATATAGGATGGAGGGCCAAGGGTCTGGCGACACGCATAGCCTATATGCTTGACAGCCGGGGAGTCGAAGAAGAGATCCTGCTGGGAAGTGAATATACCGTCTCGAACGAAAAGGCGGCATCGCTTCAAGGCATCCGGAAGAAAAATTTCAATGAAACCGTTGCATGGTTCAATGAGTGGAAAAAGGCAAACGCCGATATCGTTCCGCCGTGGCTATCGGAGAGGACAAAAATGATGATGAGCTGGAAATCTGAGGCTCAACTGGCATCGGTAGCGATTCAGTGGAGTGGCAGAGGATTCCGGCGCGAAGGGGACCCGCCCGAGTTTCGATTCCATGGAGACGAAGAGGCGTTTAACAAAATTGAGGCGTGGCGCAAACAGGACAAGCATTTATGGCAATGGCATGCTAATTTGTCGGACCGTATCCGCGGCCGGCGATTGTGCGAATACCGGAAGATTGCGCTCAAACTTTCAAAAGAATATGATGTCGTCATCCAGGAGGATTTTGACCTCCGAAAAACGAAGGGGAAGAAGAAAGCCGAGGAGGGCGCGGACAATGACGACCATATCAGGAGAATGAGCGATCTCGCTTCCGTTTCGACTTTTAGGACGGAAACCATACGGGCCATGCGCTCTGCCGGGAAGGAACACGTCAAGTTAGACTCGAAGAATATCACAAAAACATGCCCGTTTTGCGGCGGGACTATCAAGCCGGGCCGGAAAACGAACATCATGGTCCAGTGCAGCAAGTGCGGGAAGGTCTACGATCAGGATTGGGCGGCGTCCAAGAATCTTTTGACCGCCTACCTCGATTCGAGCGGTGATGTTCCGCCGGAAACCCCGTGAGCGCTCGAAAAGTTTATGCCGTTGTTATTTTTGAATTTTGTTTAAAAATGGTGGGCTCTATTTGAGAGGTCGGCGGTATGGTGGGTTCCGGGATGCCGACCTCTCGAAAAACCATGGATAATGTGTTGCTTTTTAAACGGTTTTTAGGTATACTGTTTCAGTATCCTGCTCAGAGGAGTCGTTTCTGAGACCCCATCGGCGGCGCAATTTTTTTCAAGGTAGATTCTGTTTCAGTATCCTGCTCAGAGGAGTCGTTTCTGAGACTTTTGGGGCAAGTGCGGATTGTTTTTTTTGTCCGGCGTTTCAGTATCCTGCTCAGAGGAGTCGTTTCTGAGACCTTAACTGCTTCAACTATCTCTTTTGGTTTCCGCCCGTTTCAGTATCCTGCTCAGAGGAGTCGTTTCTGAGACAACTTCTCGTTTTGTAAAGTTGCCCACCGGTATCCGGTTTCAGTATCCTGCTCAGAGGAGTCGTTTCTGAGACTTGTGTTGTCGTTGTTTGATGTTTTATGATGGGTCAAGTTTCAGTATCCTGCTCAGAGGAGTCGTTTCTGAGACCGGCTCAAACAAATTATTCCGGAAATATTCCAGGTGCTTTCAATCCCCTGCTCATGGGGTTTGTTCATGAGACTTGTTACCGGAAACGATAAAGGACAAGGGGAAAGGCTTTCAATCCCTGCTCGTGGGGTTTGTACATGAGACTGAGTGGATTGACGTGATGGAGGAAATTACTGATGGCTTTCAAGTCCCTGCTCGTGGGGTTAGTTCATGAGACATTCCGAAAACAACCGCGAAATTCAGAAGTCAGGCAGCTATCCAATAGGAGGCGCTCCCCCACCGGTGGGCTATAAGCAAAGGGATAGCGGCCAGAAATGATTCGGCCATGATGATTATAGGTAGGATATCAAGAAACTTTTCGGTCATGCAGCTTGCTGTGCCTTTTCTTCCGGCGCATATGGCAACCACGAGCTGCATTCCTTCGGAGGGCGCCTGACTCCAGGCGTATAGGGAATCCAAATCCCGAAGCGACGGCAGAAATCGCAAGAGTCGCCAGGATTTGGATTGATGGGTATTTTTACGAATGAATGCTTGCACGTCCAGCATTCGCCATTACCGTCTTGACTCATATTTCGCCTTTGCAATTTCTAAATTTTTAAAGACAGCCTCGGATTTTCGATGTTTCGGGAGCTTTTTAACAGCCAATACGCATGCTTTATAATCGCTTTCGTCATACGGCCAAGCAGTCGGTGTTTTCCCGGTAAACGCGAAATGGACCAAGGCGTTGCTCGATTCTCCATAATCACGATCACCACCGAAACCGATACCGCCAGCCTTGGCCGCCCTGGTCAGCAGGTAGCTCACATCTTTTTTTAGCTTTTCAATCTCAGCCACCAGCTCAAGGCAAGCCCCCTGCATATCCTCGAACTCAACGTCTATATCATGGACAAAATCGTTTACATTTTTGAAATCATATACTTTTAGCCTTTTCATGAGCCTCCTTCCGGGTATTCATTCCACTCTTTTCCGTCGAGCATCCGACCGGATCTCTTTTTCCCGACCTTGAAGTGATCGACCCGGTCCTTTTCGTCTCCGGGCATCCATTCCCCCCACCCTTTAAAGAAGAACGGGGTTCCGGCTTGAACGCACTGATCGCGTAATAGCCTCACCCATTCAAGGTTCATCGGCCTTGCTCTATGCCCATTTTCCCCGCCGACAATAACCCAATCAAGCCGCGGCGGATCGGTCGTGTACGAAAAATCGAGGAAATGCGGTAACCACGGCGTTAAATCCACCGGCCCGAGCATGGGTTCCACCGAAACGAAACGGACCTTAGCCTGGACCTCCATCAGAATCGGTATCCGCTTATCGGCCCATTCCTGATTCTCTGCCGTTACGCCGACCCATAGATTATCCGGAATCTTCCCCCATAAAAAATGGTTGAAATAGTCAAGCATCCTCTCGGGCCGTTTCGTGAGCACTATGAATGTGTGTCGCATCGACGTGAATATGGTCTGGAATATCTGGTCGAGGGCGCTGTCAGCCACATTGTCATGGAAGAGGTCCCCCATGGAGCAAACAAAGATTCGCTTCGGCTTTTTCCATAGCAACGGTTCGTTCATTTTATCCTGATGCAGTGTCACCCGGAACGGATCATCTGCCGGGTAACCGCATCGGCCGGCAAGACGCTTCGCCATACGGGCCGCGTAGCAGTTTTGGCAGCCGTGGCTTATAGGGGAACATCCCGATATTGGATTCCAGGTGACTCCGGGCTTACCGCTTTTATCTGCCAGCCATTCTATCTTGCTTGTTGACATGACTCACCCCGTTTTAATGACCATCATTGAGTTGTGGAATTTCGGTATGTGGTGGTTGTGTGAATAAAAAAGGCCGGTACCGGAGATATAACCGGTCGGAAACCTGCATTTGCCAACACCGAATTCCGCCCATGCATCGGCGGCGTATTCGCCATGAGCGTGTTTCCAAAACTTCCTTTCTTCTTTTGGGATCTCCTCAAACGACAAATATAGATTAAATGAATCATCGATATCGCAAATGCGTTGCCACCCCGGATGGCATTTGCAGAATTCGGCGGCTCGGGCGGCTGATTCATTCGTTGAGATAAACGCCTTGTTAGTGTGCGGTGAATCGGTATAGGTAAACTCGATCCGGTTGACCGGTTCACTTGGATCGCACCGGTAATGCTTGCACATCATTTCGACGTATTGGGCCGGAGTCCAGACGGCAAACCCCTCCCTTAAAACATCAACGTCATTAATAGAGATAAGCTGTTCGGACCGGACGCTTACAATCCGGATGGGGCCTCTGATTTTCTTGACCGTCTCGCCTTTTTTGAGGCCCATTCCCTTTTTTACTGGAGAAACCAAATCCCCAGGCTTCAAAAACCACCAACCGAAGCGCCGGGTCACGTCTTTACAACCGAGCCGGATCTGCTCAGTGGTCATTGCGAACGACATGTTACGCATAGACAATCCTTTATTTAAAGAAAAAAATCTATCTTTCTATCAATAGAACTTTTTTTCTTTATGCACGGTCCCTAAAAAAGCCAGCCGATAAGGGCATAAACCACGGCGCCGAGAAGGCCAACGCCAACCGTTGTCCGGTAATAGATCCGGTTGTAAAGCGCTCTCCTCGGGTTCGTGATCCAACCCCACCCCCTGGGCGCTTTCAACCCAAGGCTATGCCGCAAAAACCGCTTCACGGATAGCCTCGCGGAGATTCGTTTATTCAGGGACGGCTTTCTGATTCCGATCTTCATTTTTACCTGAAAAGTTTACAGAGTTCGGGCTCACCATCAGTCCCGAAATCGAGCACGTCAATCGGGTATGCCCCTCCGGTCCGTCGCTTCATTCCGTTTTGGGCCGAAACCAAAACCGCTTCCCTTATGGCATCCGCAATAATTTGCGGGATGCCAGGCATCACAGAAAAACTTTCTGCTATATCCTCAACATCCATCCGCCCATCAGCCACGACATTTTCAACCTCTTTTAAGGCATCCGGAGCATACTCCATGAAAAAATCATACATTTTCCTTTTCTCCCCTCCATCTTGTGAGCGTTTGCTTTAACTCCCCAATAGCCACGTCCAAAAGCCTTTCGGCTTCTTCAATCGATTTTCCATCCCGAAGCGCCTGATGAAATGCAATAACGGCCGGGTAGTCGTCAAGGCATTCCCCTTCGAGTGTCGGCTGATCCGGCGTTTCTTCCTTGGGCGGCACCTCCCCTTCCACGTTCGGTTTTCCCGTCCATGGGTTGACCGGATGCCGTTCAGGCCACATCCATGCGGCCGCAACGATTCCTGTAGCCTTTTCCAGGGACTCTGCCAACTCTTTTGAGAGTCCCTTTTTCCGAGATTGAACCGCATGAAGGTGCTGGTAACTGCATCCTACCAGCTCGGACAGTTTTGACAATTCCATTTCTGGTACCCCCTTGAAGTTATCAGCCAATACTCGTGGTCGATGTCACTCCGAACTAGTATTTTTCGGATTAACTATCAACCAAAAGATTAAGTTGTCAAGGGGAAAGTTAAACTTTTAGATTAATTTTTACCGATGCCTTGACAAGGCTAAATCTGATCGTGTATTTCGGAAAAAAATGAACGGTGAAACGCCAAAAATATCGCTCAGTCGCAGTTCAAAGGACAGCAAGAATTATCGAAATTTTATGAAGGCATTCGTTCGTCTGGTTAACGACAGCGGCCATGGCACCATGACCAAGGTGGCAAAAGCAACCGGGAAAACCCCTCAGTGGCTTTCAGCCGCCAAAAAGAGTTTTAAGAAAGCCATGTCGCCGCCCCTCCAGGAGGCTATCGCTGATTTTTTCGGGTACTCGATCGAAGAGATGGTGGCAATGGGCCGGGATATCGGCAAAAAGAAAGGCTCCGAGCCGTTCCCGGGGTATCTTTCCCTGTTGCGTCTACACGATAAGAAGAAAATAGCCGTCGAGGTTATCAGAATCGTTTCCGAGAAATACGGTATGTCCGGCATGCTGATGCATGCAGGTGATGAGATTTTAAAAATGTCGGCGGACAGCCTCCCGCCCTTTATCCGAAAATATTATGCTGGAGAAATATCACTAACAGGTCTCTATGAACAGGCATGTGAGCATTTTGCCGCCATCAAAACGCAGCTTGAATCGGATATTTCCGATGCTGAAGAGAGGGTAAAAAGGCAATGGTATCGGTCAACGAACTGACGTCAGTATCCGGACGCCTTCCTGGTCTTGTGAGTGATTTCGAATCAAGAATCGATGGGTTTAATTCCCGGGCGTGGCGCCTTGCCGAATTTGAGGCGTACGTAGCAAATCATAAGGACAGGCGGATCTCCATTATTCCGAATGCCAATGAGCCGTATGGATGCAGTTTCAAGGTCGGCAGTAAGTACGTGATCGTTTACAATCCAGCACTGAATAGGCCTATTTTAGATCTTGTCGTTGCTCACGAGTTCTCCCATATCATGCTCGGGCATACCGATTTAATGTCGATTCGGCAAAATTATACATCGACGTCGATCGTCAAGTGCGATTGTGAGGCCCAAATGATGGCACTGTTGTTCTGGGTGCCGTCCCGTGTGCTGTTTCATTATGAAATTATGAGCGAGGAAACATTGACATTCGACACGACCAGGATGTTCGTTGGCCTTGCCCACGGGTATGGCACATCGCATGAGGTCCAGGTGGAGACGTTAAGGCGGTTTGCGTTGCACTCCACGGTCCGGATGAGCGAGTATCGACGGAGCGCAACGCTTGGGCTTGCTGGCTTATGACGGGTTCGAGGATCGTGAATCCGCCATTGTGACGATTTCAACCTTTCGGTTTCCGATGATAGCCTTTATTTTTTCTTCGGGACCCCACCAGCACTCGCAACCCCACACTACGCTCCCATCGTCCAGCGTGATGTGTGGGTTTGGGATACCCATTTCTGGGTGCTCTAAATCGCCGTCGTATGTGCCATAGCCCAAAAGCTGGACCGTGGCTGCATCAGCGCTCAGTATTGCGCCTGCTCTCATTCCTGGTTGTTTCATGGTTTCTCCATCCTTTTTTTTCTGTGGACCGCTTTTAAAATCGGTTATGCGCCCATTTGACCAACCTGCCGTCCCATTCTGTTGCCTTGCGTTATTCCGCTCTTAGGCTCGCACCGTCGGACGCATTTGTTATCAGGGGGTTTCGGGTTCCGGTGGGCGCGGAACGTGGCCGATTATATCCAATTGTTCATCCATGGCATGTCGGATGAACAACCATCCCTATATTCTTCGAGTTCGAGTAATGCCAAATGGACCGAAGCGGGGTCGCACCAGTCCCTGACGATCAAATGCATTGCTTCTATAAAAATAATCGTCTTCCTTTGCTCAAAATCCATTTGCCTTATGTGAGAATACGCCGCAAGCCCTGACATAGGATACTTGTCGCTTTTTCCGTCGCGATCAGGCCATGGAATCACCTTTACTTCTGAACTATGTGGCTTCCAACACAACATCGCATTTGTAGCGTTTCTGTATCCCCTGTTTGAACCGCAGATCTTTTTCGAATTATTGCTGGCGTCTTTTACCCCTGCATAATAACCAGCACCATAAACTTTTTTATGGTTTGTTTTATCCATAGAGACCTCATTCAATCCGGTATAAATTCAACCCATCATGCACCGAATCCGAGCCAAATCCTCAGCATACCCATACAGGTGCAGCCCCTTGCTTTCAACGATCATTTCCCCGTCAGCAACGCCGATTTCGGACGCCATGTATTCCTTGAGAATCTGAATCCCGGCCAGATTCGCAGGAAGCCCCCCCCAAAGGTCCCATGACCGGAAATAGACGATGAAATGAAGCGCATCGTCCTGAATCCGGGTATCAATCGATCTCAGGCAGGGCGGGTCCTTGAGCGTCATGTCTGTTGGCTGTGCGACCTGGAGCACCATCTGATTGTTCCGGTGCCCGTGTTCCCGGTACGTGTGAATGGCAAGCTCTATCTGATTGATGAACGGGTTTCCTGCCCTCCAATGGACTATTTTCGGGTTGTGCCAAATATCATCGTCCTGGATGTAAATGTCGGCACGGCCGTCAAGTGCAGGATACCGGGCAATGATCGCATCAAACGGCGCCGCTGTCAGCCGTTCGCCGTAAGTGTAGGATTCACCCTTCGCCTTGCGGTCCGTCATGAGGTATTCGAGATAGGATCTTTCGTACCCCGGGCCGCCATAAATATAATCGTGCTCAACCGGGTTCGGTAGTCCGCATGCTGGCGGGATGTCCGGAAGCAGGGGCAGAGTGCCGGGGAAGCTGATGTGCCCGGTAAAGAAATCGTATTCAAGTCGGGTTTGTCCGGCGTAGGATCCTCGGTCAACGGTGAACCGGCGACCGTGGTCAAGGATGTCATGAACTGCCTGGAACCATAGGTCGGGTAGGTCACGGGCATCGATTGAGTGTGGATAGAGCATTTACAGTGGTCTCCTTATTATTGTTGGATTGTCGGTAAAAGATCGATTAGTGTATCGATTGCGTTCAGGGCGGCCGACCTATCGTCAGCAGGTAAGGGAACAATTTCGGTAGCGGTACGCATCGCTTTCAACTCCTCGGAATCGATTGATCCGACCAACCCGGCCAATGCCATGATAAGCTTTTGGCGATCTTCCTCCAATTTCCGCATCGGGTGCTTCTCGCAAACCCGAATATGATCCGTGAGCACCTGGGCGCCGTGAGACGGGGTGCCCGGTGGGTAATGCATTCCGCAGTAAACGCAGGTTAAAATTCTCTGTTCGTTTGGGCAATGTTCTTGTAACGCCGCCATGATGGCCGGTATTTCCACCTCTGGTTTTTCGAAAGATAGCGTCCGGTATAGTTGCCCACTCCTTTCCATAAACAGACAAACGCCATTGCCATCCGAAATAATCCTTGCTTCGAAGTTGTTCACGAATCCTCCTTTAACAAATAAAATCAACATCAAACCCATGGCCACAAGCAGGGCATACGACAGAGACGCCACGGGTGCCTTTCGTACCGTTTTCACCTACCTGAAATTTCGCGTTGTCCCAAAATCCTGGCGCTTCTAAAAGGTCCACGTCGCAACGGCATTTCGGGCATTCCGTATCGAGGTAGATGAACCATGTTGCGGTTTGCCGCTTTTTTTCTTTTGGTGCTTTCATTTTTTAACCTTTCTTACGATCTTGAACCCGTTTTCGTTCAACCATTTATGGAACCTTTTTGCTGATTTGTGGCAACCACAGTCATCAAGGAAGGGCTCGAACCAGTTGCATTTTTCGTTTTTAAACGAGGCGCAACGGATTGATTCGCAAAATTCATGGTCTTGATATTCCGTTTCATCCTGCTGTTTCTCCTGTTTGGATATCATTGCCTGGTATAAAGTGCGGCAATCGCTTCCATTTCCGTCGCAGCAAACGCCACCTATCGGAAAAAAGCCTTTGTCAATTTCCTCATTCACCTCTTTTGATAAAGTCTCAGCAAATACATCCGAAACGATTTTATACATTTGAACCCCCTTTTGGTTTCCCCCCGGCACGTTTGCAGACGTGCCGGGGAGCATTGACGATCATTCACCCATCCCGATGGACATGGATCGAGGCGCGGCGCAGGGATGGGTTACTTTATTCCCGGCGACCGCACGTATACCGGTGGAGCTATGCGCCACGCCGCGATATCAATTCCGAATCGTTATGCCGTTACTGTTGAAAACCACTTGCGAATCGGCCATGGCAACACATTCTGGTTTATGTGAGATAAAAAAATTCGTGTTGAATCCGCCCTGCTGAGCGAAGGTCCGATACAAGGAAATGAACATCTTGGCGCTTTCGGCGTCTAAACTGCCATCCTCTTCATCGGCAAGGCACGTCAGAATCGCCCTGCCGGATCTTTCCTTACTGATCATCGTCAGGGCCAACCGGGCAGCCTTCAACAACCATACCTTTTGCCCACCGGAGAACATTTCGATGGGGACCCGATTCCCGTCCGCGGTATGCACGATGATATCGAGCACTTCCTTCCCAGTTTCGTCCTGGGTTTGGATTTCTAAGCTCTCCTGGGTGCCGAAAGCTGAATGAAGCAGGTTGTTCGCATAGGAAGCGATTGCCGGTGCCACTGAATCGATTTCAAGCGCTCTGAGACCATCTTTCCCGCATGCGTTTTTGATGTAGGCCCACTCGGACGCTTCCCTCGCCATTGCGTTACGCTCGGCCTGTTTGGCGTTCAATTCAGCCTGCATTCGTGCCTTGGTTGCCAGATCTTCGCGGGCCTTGATGTGGGCCGCTTTCTTTTCCGCGATACCGGATTCAATGACTCTCAGGTTATTCTTTAGTGTGGCGACCTCGGCAACCAGCCGGTCAATTTCGTCTGTCGGGTTTGTTTCGATACTCAACGACAACTCCATGCCCTGGCGCCGGAGCGTAGATACCTGCTCTTCTTTGCCGGCAATCATCCGGTTCCAGCGGTCCTTGATATCCTGCAAGACGGCGAGATCCGTTTCGATGGACAGGAGTTGCTCCATTTTTTGGCTTAAAATGGCCTGCTTTCCGCTAATCATGGAATCCCACCGGGCCGAAATCGTCATGCCCTTTTCAACGAGATCGGCTTTCTCGGCCGTGTAGGTGGACAACTTTTCCTTGGCGCCACGGATTTCATAGGCGCGTTGTGATAGGGCATGGAGGGTTGCCAGTTCGGCCGGGATTTGGGAGAGGCGTTTGTTGATATTTGCTATTTCGGATATGACACCTGTTATTTCGGCCTGGATAGTGTCAAAGGCCTTCGATAATTCCCTGACTTTTGAAATATTTTCAGCGCAGGCATCTGCTTTGAGCGTATTGTATCGCTTGACATCATCTTCAAATTCAAGCTTTTCCTGCTCACGGGTGGTGATCCTCGTCACGATTTCCGCCCGGACCTCTGCCAGCTCTTTTTTTCTTTGGGCTATTTCGATATCAAGTCGGGAAATATCCCCTTTTGCGAGGACGGCATTCCGGATAAATAGGCACGAATCATCTGTGCAATTCGGGCTTCTTTTTTCAAGCGCTACCGTTTGCTGTACCGAAAAGCTTCTCTCGGTCTGAAGTTTCCCTAACCGAGTATCCGAATCGGCCGCCGAAAGGTCCTTTTGCAGTTGGTCCAGGTCCCTGACGCATTTTTTAACCAGCTCGTTGCCATTTCGGACGATATCGTCATGTTTGGCCTTGGCCTTTTCCCATTCAAGCCGGTGCGCTTCTATCCGACTCTGCTTTTCGGTCCGCTGATCAACGAGCACGGACCGCTTTTGGGTCTTCTCGGCCATGGCCATGGTCATTTTGTCCCGCTCTTCTATGACCTTTTTTTCTTCATTTACAGCTTTCTTTATTTCCTCCTCTTGAAGAAGGAGGGCGGAAACCTCTTTTATGGCCGCCAGCGCCGCCTGGGCACTTACGCGGATAGTCGCCAGTTCGGATTCCTTTTCAGTCGTATATTTCCCGATATCGGCGCGTATGGCCGCCATGTCCGACTCAATACCCTGTTTCGCATTGGCAATGGCCGCCAGGGTCTCGATATCCATCTGAGATCGGTATCCCTCAATCTCATCCTCGGCCGTTTTGATGTCGGCATGGATTCTTTCAATTTCCTTAATGATTCGCTCCCGGCCGATGGCTTTTTGCTCCTGATCGGCGATACATCTTTCTGTAACTGTGATGCTATCGCGGGTTGCAACGATTTCCGCTTCGTCGGTATGGATACCCGACTCCATCGCCGCAACGGTTTCCGGAGTGACCAGGATTGCTGAAATCGTTTTACCGGCGATCTCGATATCCTGATCGAGCCTCATGATTCGACCATTGATAATCGACTCGCACTGTGATGACGTCTTTTCATCCCTGATATACCGATCGAGCCGAAGGAATTCACTCATGAGCGATTTTAACGCACTGGTTTTCATATCGGATAACTTTGCCGAGTTCTGAGCGCAAAAGACCGAGTTGAAAAACAGTTCATCGGTACCGAATAGGTCGGTAACGGCCTTGTCGTATTCCCCAAGCTTGCCATTCACCATCGACTCGGTAGCGTGATTCCGATACAAGAACCCCTCGCTTCGGCCGGACTTCGCATCGATCCGGATCAATGACCGGTAATGGTCTCCGGCCATTCGGAAGGACAATTCCCTAAAGGAGTCTCGCAGGTAAAAATGATCCTGGAGCTTCTGTTTCCGGCTGACCAGTGTCCGGTATGGCTGCATGTTTTCAAGTATTGTCGTTTTTCCCCGCCCGCATGGCCCGGAGAAGGCGACCAGGCCGGACAATCCGGAAAAGTCGAGAGATACCTCCTCAAGCCCCATGCCTCTCATAATGCCGATGGCACCACGTAGTTTTAACGATTCGATTTCCATGATTCACTCCCCTTTCGTTTTTTTTATTTATGCAGCGGCGGTAACGATTGCGATGGCGGCGCCCGACACGATTTCCAATACCCTCTCTGGCGATTCGGTTTCGAGTAGTAGTGCCTTTTCCCGGATGCTATCTGGCACGGTATCCCCCTTGGTTTCGGCCAGCATGTCGATTTTGTCCGGCAGGGTTTCGAGCTGGAGGATTCTTTCACACCGGACCGTCTCCCTGGGGATTCTGTGAAGCTGGACATCGACCTTAATCGCGCCGGCGGCCACAAGGTCACGCTCAAGCGCGGACTGGTTGATTTGGGTCGCATCGTCGGTGTAAACCCGGATGACGTACTGGACGATAGCGTCCTTGATATCCTCCCGGACCGTTTTGAGCCGATTCGGGTCGAATTCATTCCATTTCGTGGTATCAATTGATACTTTTACGAGCTTACGGGTCGGTACCTGGACGAATTCAGAGGTTCGAAGGCCATTGCCAATCGTGTGAAAGTACAGCCCCTTCTCGTCAAGCTCCCCAAAATCCTTCCTAAAAATCGACCCGGAGAAGAAGATATTCATCCCAATCTGCTGGCGGAGGTGGATATGACCCAAACAAACCAGATCCGCATTGGCCATGGCCACTTGATCCTTCGATACCTCGATTTCCCGGCCGGTAAGAATCTGTGTATCCGACACGTAGGCGCCGGACACATTCCAGTGCCCTACCAGGATGTGCGGGGCATCGTATAAAGAGGCCATGGCGCCGAACCCGGTAAAAATCTGTGTCATTGCCTGCCCTATCTCGGCATCGGTGCCATCGACCGAGTTGTCGCTACTCTGGAAAAATTGCTTTGTGACGGCCGGCATGCAGGAAATGACAGCCATTGGCACACCGGGCTCAGCGACCAGGCTCAGCCCATGGTGCATCAGGTAGATTTGTTCCGGGCCCGCCGACACATGGACTCGCTTCGGATACAAAAAGCTGAAAAGAAGCGGTGCATCCCCGTCATGACTCGGGGTCCCGGTAATGATTGATACCGGCGCGATGGTTGACAGCTCGGTCACGACACGGAAAAGGAGTTGGGCCGAAAGGCTTTTCATTCGGATCTCTTCGCTGTCGGATAGGTCCCCTGCGATGATGATGAGGTCCGGCTTTTCGGTCCGGGCGCGTTCGACCAAATACATGAGGCACTTTTCGACCTCGGCGAGGTCCTTTTCGCGCACATGCCAGTCCCCGGAATGCAATATTTTAAGCATGGGCAACCTCCTTTTCTTTTTGCGGTAGCGATCGAACCTTGTCGTAAAAAGCCATGACATGGGTGTCTTTCAGGCTTTCTATGGTTCCAGTTCTAAGCACGTCCGATTCCACATACCCCTTTATTTTCAGCATCGACGTTAGCATGCTGTTTTTTGTACCTCGGTCATAGTCCGAGAAAAGATCCCGGTCAGACGGAGGGGTGAAACCGCCATCGTCCGTCTGAGGAACCGGTTGTTCCTGGGGGGTGATATTCCGGGGGATGTCGATCGGCGGTTCTTCGACTGTCTGAGGGAGTGCCCGTTGCTGTGATTGCGGAAGTGCGGAAAGGCCTATCCGGCTGCCAAAAAGACCGATGGTGGCCGCCAACTTAGCCTGGACAACCATTCTTTTAATCTCCGGATCGTTGAAATCGAGAGACATCCGGAACCATACGACCACGAACGGTTTTTTGATATCGTCCGGATGGTATTCGTGCTGGATATTGAGCAATTTCCGGATTACCCTGTTTTTGGCGTTCGACTCGGCCAGAGGAATCATGAACTTGCGTTTTTGCCGAAGATCACGGTTCACGCAATAGTCCACGTACTCGTTCTTTTCCTTTTCGGACTTCTTCTTGTCGTATCGGACCTTTCCTATATATTCAGCGGTCAGATCCTCCCGAAGCGTATCGGTGTCCATTTCCCCATACGCGGCCTGAACCAGGGGTTCGCCATCAATCTTATGCATATAGCCGACTGCCCGGTACCGGACATACTGCTGGCGGGTATGCTCTACCACCGCCGAGTTGATGGGGTCCCACTTGATATTGGCCATGTTGGCCAGTTTTTCGAGGGCGAATCCCTGAAGCCTCAAGAATGTGACTTCGGTATTTCCGGATTTTTTCTTCCCTCCCGGGTAAACATCGCACCCGTTCGGGTCCGGGTTGAGTTGAAGATGTTCCACAACCGGCTCATACATGCCGGTCGGGTCCCAAAGCGATATATTCGGGACCAAGATATTGGCGTTTCCGCTATTCCACCCCGCCAATTCGTAAGGTGTTTTTGAATGATCGTTTCCGTTTGCCATTGGTCTAACTCCTTTTAAATTAATAAAGATAAAAAGAAAACTTTATTTTATAACCTGAAAAACCGCGTTGTTGAATACT